AAATGAGACTACCAGATCTTAAACCGCAGGACCCTTCTATGGGGCCACCACTTCCCAAGGAACTTATGCTAATATGGCCTAAGGAACTAAAGGGCCCTCCTATGTCATTATCCTACAGAGCCCAATCATATGCATCTTCTCTGTACCAAAAGACTTCTTTACCAGTTGATAAAATTGTAAACATGGCTAAACATTGGGTTGAAGGTGTAGCAAGGTAGATAAAAAGAGGGAGAATACTACCGGGTGAGGTCGACACCATTTACCTAAATAATAACGAAAGGAGAAACCAATAACATGTTAAGCTTGGATCAGATGGCCGCAAAAGGGCAAGCTAAGTTGTCAGCAAAAGCTTCTACCATGGCAGCCTCTTGGAATGCTGCTAAGGGCAGAATGGCTGCTGGTTACGGCAACACCCCATTTGGACCAACCAGGAAGGCAGCTTACCAGGCAGGGATCAGCGCAGCCACCTATCATGCCCCAGACCCTGCGAAATGGGCAACTAACTGGATGGGCAAGATGCGAGAGTAATTGAGAATCTTACTATCTCAGTTTTAACTTAAAGACAGCTCCTCCCGAAAGGTAGAGGAGCTTTGTTTTTTAGTAGTCAAATATGTTGCTAGAGCTATCACTAGACAATCCAAGGGCTAAATTTAGCTATCTCCGATAGCTAATAGGTAGTCTAATATAGCTAGACTAACAAGAGGCTAAACTTGAATTTGGGGAGAGCGTAGGATTGAAAGAGGTACATTCATTGCCTCCTCAGGATCTTAAGTATCTCCTTGGCTCTGTCTGGATCTCCGCTACATAACCTTGCCACTTGTACACATTGCCTTATATCTGAACCCTCCTGATTTTTAGCCCATACTGACTTAGCTATTTCCGCCGCTAATTCCTCAGAGGAATTCTCCAATGATGTTAATACTTTAGTAGCAACCTTAATGAATTCCACTTCAATGTAAGGGTCAAACTTCAACCTAGTGAACCTGGACATAAGGTCCTTAGGTAACAGGTTAACTTTTATACCGGCAGCAAAGACCTTAGTGGTGAGCTCCATCATACGAGTCTTACCATACTTACTCTCTGAGATGATACCGGTGGCCATGAGGCTATTAAGCACTCCAACGTGTTCTCCAGACAAGCGTTCCACTTCGTCAATCAGTAGAAAGGCAGGTTGGTAAACGAAGAGGAGATTAGCTAATCCGGCTTGGGTAGTAGTTTGAGCCAGACAGTAATATGCATCGGGTAAACGAGATAGCTCCATCAGGAATAACGTTTTGGCGCTAGCAGGTGGACCTGATAACAGAAGGTGGACTGGCTTTGTGGCATCAATCGCGTACCTCACAATCGTTTTGATGTTATCGTGACCTACTATAACGTCAAAGAGGTTGTCTGGGACGACACTAGGGGGTAACTCTAATGTAGGCTCTTCTAACGCTTTGATAACCTCAGTAACTAACTCAGGGTCCTTTACCTTGAAATGAGTACCTGAACGAGTAGCGAGAGTTATGTCCAAGACCTTCTCGGTGACCATCTTGTGGAGGGTGGGTACTGGTGTGTGGACTTGGAACCACTCCCAGCCGTAATACTTACCATAACCTGCCTCCTCATATGCCTTCTTTCCATCTTTCTCCGCCTCAATGGCCTCCTTAAGTACATCTACCCAACCTTCGTGTTGAGTTAGAAGCTGGTAGAGACGAAGCTTGTCTTCGGGATGTGGATTCATAATGTGGATTACCTCCTCTACTTCTAACGGACTTTTAAGTCTCGCTCGAACCCTATAGGTCCATAGACTTCTACTGGGTCCTCATGGTCGTCCTCTATCCACCATTCCCTAACTTTCTTTGCTGTAATCGGCTCATTAGCCACAATATAAACGCATGGACCATCCCACTTGAGCTGCTTAATGAACACTCCATTGATATACTCATCAAGCATCTGAGCCATCTCCTCAGCCGAGGTCTCATTGTCAATAGAGAATCTTCCTCTCTTATTACCCGATCCTAGCTTAATTGGTGGCCCCTCCCAGGGAGGTTGAAGTTTAGGCATGTTATAATTCCTCCTAATGTTATTGACTATAACTTACCCTCAGGTATTACTCTCTCCATCCTATTCTTTTACTTGCTCTGACAGCTTCTTCATCACCTATCTGTGACTGTTTCTCTGCCATCTTTTCCTTGTAATAGCTACCCACTCCTCCTATAAACATTGGGTCACCTACTGGTGCAGAACGCCAACGCGATAGAAGTTGCTCGTAACTTGCATCATCGATCCACTTCTTCATTTCCTCTGAGTTCATTCTGAGCTCTCCTCCTTAAGCTACAATCGCCTCATTCATTTTATTCACCTGTAGGCATCCTCCCTCCTCATCCAGTCGTAAATCATCTTGGCCTTGGATGGGCCAATAAGCGGAACTTGCTCCAACTCAGCCTTTGAAGCTCCAGCTACCCCTTGAAGTGTTACAAAGTTCTTCAGGAGAGCGGTTCCTAGCTTCTTAGACACTCCGGGGATGGGCATTAAACTGGCTACCCTCCGATCTGTGGAGGCCTTTCTAGCCACTAAAGCAGAAGTATGTTCTTCCCTTTGGTAGTACGCATAGAGTTGATTGATGCGTAGGAAGGCATGGTCACGGGATGTGGCTAGTTGGAACCTAAGTCCACTATCCTGAAATGTCTGAATAAGGTTCCAGAGGTGGCCCCAGGTGAGATGTTCCTGACCACCAATAAGAATGTCATTGGAACGCCGTTGCCACCGGTTGAAGACTAACAGGATGGGGATGTCCACTGTGTCGATAAGTTGGGCCAGTTCCCTGCGAGCATCCCCAAGACGAGAGGTGAGGTCACCCACGGTTTTAGCTTCTATCCCAACTGTTTTATCATCACTAGCGTGAAAGAAAAAGTCACCAGCATCGAGATGTTGCCGGGACCATCCATAAGTGAGGAACTTCTCCACCCAATCTTTCCATAATTCCCCTCTTCCGTCTATTAACTTAGGTAACAACTCTCATCTCTCCTCTGCAACCGGGGGGCCTGGAGCCTCCCCCACTATTTCTCCAGCCCGGCACTCTCTAAGAGTTCTTGCACACCGCCCCCCGGTTTCGACTTCAAAGTTTGGGCTTTAAAGCACTGCCCTTTAGAATGGGGCTTCTTCTCCCCCGAGGTCCTCAATTTCTTCGGTAGCGGGTACAATACTTTGTATACGGGAGCGGGTCCTACCTTCAAAGGTCTGTTCTGTCCATACAGTTCTACAATCTGCACCCACACAGTCCATGGGGTCAAACCGGAACACCTTGTTCTCCTTGTCAATCTCGTAGGATACCCCCAAGGCCTCTAGCGTCTGGCAGATGTTCCACCAGGCCTTCGGTTTCCTTGAGCACCAGTACCGTCCCTCACGGTCCTCATATTCGGGGTATTCAGGGTCACGAATAGCAAACTGGAACTCAGTCTGCGGCTCCCCCTTACTGGACAGAGACTCTTTCGGCTCCTCAATGCACTTGCTGAGATAGGTTCCAGGTGGGAGACCACCAAACTCAGCTCCGTCTGGGATTGGTATTGCCCAGGCCCCTGGCCCTACAGTCTTCTCTGCAATATCTTCCCCCTCCACTTCCTCTGCCCCCACTACCTCCATGTCCTTGCTTTCCTTTGCCATGATGTTATTGTCCCTCCTCTATGAGTTTATTTTTGGTGGGCTCTGCTGTCCCAGCGGCTTATCCAAGCAGGTATTGGCGCCGAGCTCACCAGATGCGCCCTTGGGTTATTCTTTCTCCTTCTCAGCAATCACTACCTTAGTAGCCTGGGGCCTCACAACCAAAGCCCGTGCCAGCTTCTGCTCTTGGGCACTAGGTAGGGATTTTTTGCCGTCTAAGGCCTCCAGGAAAGTCCTGAAGTTCGGGTTGATCATAACCTTACATAGACCAGTCCGGTCCTTTGTAGCAATGGCCTCATGAGGTTGAGTGGTGAGGCAATAGTAGGTATTTGCTCCCCAATGGGCTATATAGCTGTAACCTACCACTGAGAAATGGGCTGCGATTAGCTGCTGAAGTGACCCTTGGAGGCCTGGGTATATTTTAGTCCTACCGGTTTTGGGGTCATCATCAGCTTCAGAAATACAGGTTACAATCTTATGCATGGGGAGCTTTAGAAATGGGTCAAGGAAATGCCTGGTCATCTCAAGGAGGTTACCCCAGTTCTGAATGGCCATCCGATGTTCACCCTTCATAGCTTCCTCCATGAATTTAGCCCCCACTCCCTCATTTCCAGAAAGTTCATAGTCCTTGGCAGCCTGTTGGAAGTCACCAAGACCATCGAGGATTACTCCAGAGTAGCCAAGTGGGTTCCTCCTAAGACTTAGATACAGAGGCCATAACTGCTTCTCATAGTTAGTTATGACCTGGTAGTCATAGCCAGTCACCCCCCTCTGGTCAAGAGTCATGAGTTCATCTTCATTGAGAACGACATAAAGGACCTTAAGACCAGCCCCCACCATGTACTTGACCATAGTACCACAGAACACAGTCTTACCAGCTCCACTATCTCCGTGGACTAAAATGCTCAAATGCTTAATTTTGTCCTTAGCACTCCTGGTCCTTACCTGTGGGACCTTGGCCTTAGGTTGCTCCTCTACAGGTGGCTGAGCCTCAGTAGGTTGTTCAGCCAGAACCACCTCAGGTTGCTCCTCCTCAGTCTTCTCAGCCGCTCTTTGTGTCTCAGCTCCTTCCTCTACCATCATCCACCTCCTTTCTTGTCATGAGTATTCCGATATAATTCTGAGACTACATCATCCAAATCAACTCCCTGTACTTCTGCGTTACATAGTTCCCAATAATCACAATAGCATCTCTTCATGGGCATAGGGTACAGACGATCAGGTGGCGTAGTCAATATATCCTCCCCGATGTGGATAAACATGTCCTTAAAGTAGTCTAGTTCATAGTTGGATCTCATGATGAGTTCTCTGTAGTATTTCATCTTACTGTATTCAAGGATATTATAGATAGTACCTATTGAGTCAGAAACTATACACGAGGCTGCTGACTGGAGATCAATACCGAAGTCTCCAGAATGGTATCTACTCCTCACCTTATGTTCAAATACCATCAGTGTATCCTCATCTACCTGCACTACGGCATCAGGGATTGCCAATAGGTGGATATTGGGAGTTAGTTCTACCTGTCGCCTAGCCTCTACCTGTACTACCTCAAAGGTATCCTTAGGTTGAGCACGCTGATGGTAGGTGGACAATAGCCTGGGTAGTACGGTCTCTATCTTATGCCACTCCTTAACCATCTTCGGCTTAGGATTCTCTCCCAATGCTATAGGCTTGGCCTTCTTAGTGGAAGCTTCTAGTTGAGTATCTATTAGCTCCTGGCTCCGGTTCTCACTGTCTACCCCGTAGTAGGCTGCAAGGACCTCACTCACTATGATACCTAATGAGAGAGGAGCAGTCTTTGTCAGGCGGACTAGGTGCCTATTGTAGCGCCAGTGATATGACCTACGACACCTAACCCAACGGTTCAGCATTGTGGGACTAAGGACTATCTTGTCCACTTAACACCGCCTTAAGTCTATCTAGCTCCTGTTCGGAAACGTATGAGCGACCAGTTGGGAATTTCATTGCATGAATAAAACCTACCCTAGACCAACGATAAGCGGTCTTTGGGTTAATCCCCAATTCTTTGGAGACTCGAAATAAACTGTATCCCTTTTTAATCATTACTAAGTAATTATAACCCCTTTTATCCTGTTTGTCAAATGGAGTCGTCCTATACAGATCAGCCCTAATGTTGTTAATAACACTAGAGCTGACCTGGAGCTAAAGGGTAAGGGGTAAGGGAGTTGTCCTGGGGTCGCAGACTGTGATGTGCCACTGCTACTGGTGCGCGACTCTCCGCTCTTCCCCAAGCTATTATTCCTCTGCTGCTACCTCCTCTGCTGCCGCCTTCTCGGCCTTGGCTTTCTCGCTTCCAGCCTTAGCGGCCTTGATCTTGGCAATCACCGCATTCACTTCACCTGGAGGGAACGCCCACCGAGCTCTCTTCTGGTCCTCACCCCGGACGTCAAGCTTTCTCAGGATAGACCGGGCCTCTCGAGGCTCCATGCCAATCTTCTTGGCGATGTCCTTGAGGGATACCATCTCCGGCTCTGCGGGTTTCTCCTTGGGTTTCTCCTCGGGTTTTTCTGTTTTCTTCGCTGCCTCTGCCATGATGTGGATTATCCTCCTTTGTTAAGATTTGAGATTCTTAATCTCTATTACTCTCATTGTAACACACAACATCCTCGTTGTCAATGTTAAAATTAAACTGGAATCTAAACGGGCTGTAACCTCCAAGTAACCTAACTAGATGTAGACCTCAACCTTCTGGTTTACTTCTATCATAACTTACCTCCCTTCGTTTTCTGAGCTATGGCACGGATAGCCCTCAATTCCTCATGAGCTTTACTGCGGAGAGCCTGCAATTGTTCCTGTAATGTAGCTCTAGCCTTTTCTCTTGCCTCATGAGCTTGTTTGTCTATCTTGGCCATAGTCCCTTTGTATTGCAGATATACCTCATCCCTTGTCAACCCTTTACCTCCTGAAGTTCTTAGCTATCTCCTCGGCTTCAGTCTCAGAGAAGAACCAAGAGCTCCCCGCTTCTTCTGCCTTTCTCCAACCTACTTTCCTAAGCCAGGACCTAAGTTTTTTAGGTTCTACCTTAAGGTTATCGGCCAAGGTAGACAGAGGAACTGCTCCCGATGGAATAGGCCTTGAGACCCTTGGAGTTCTCTGATAGGTAGGTGCACTCCCCCTGGGTCTTCTGGTCCTACCAGTTCCAGCTGGTGCACGATAGTCCATGAGCTCAAACTTGCCCCTGGGGCGGATACTCTCATTGGGGACTATCCTTCCACACTGTAAGCACTTCCACCCAGTCTTAGTCTTGTAAACAGTAGAAACATAGCTCTCAAACTTACAATGGGGACAAGTATAATCGAAGCCGAATTCAGATGGGTTTATCCCTTCCATAGGTGGTTCCTCCTGAGTAATTGAGATTATAGAGCTCCCTTCATGTCTTAGTCCCCAAGCCACACCACAGCGGTCACATGACCTGTGGACTAATGCGAACTCCTTATGTTGCTCTATCTCTCCTAGAAGGAGAGATATTCCACAGACGGGACAAAACATTACTAAAGGCCCCCCTTTTAGGTTACTGCCTGGGCTTTTCTTGCTTCGGCTCTCCTCTTCCTCCTCTCTACTCTCTTGGACTTCTTTAACTCCGTCTGTTGGGACTTGAGTTCAGCGAGCTTTGTTTCACCATCAGCTTGGGTCTCGGGGTTGTTGAGAAGTTGCCTGAGGATACTATGGTTAGCACCATCACATCCGCAAGTACACTCCTCTCGCTTAGCAGTTTGACATTGAACCGGATTTGTACATTCTGGCATGATGTGGATCACCTCCTTTTAACATTTATACACTTCAAATACTTTCTTGAGGGTGGGGTCATTCTTAAGATCCTTTATAGGACCAGAACCTGGCTTCCAATCCTTCTTGAGGAGTGAGCTCATGAACAATATAGCAGGAACTATAAATTCCCTGCCTAGTTCCATGTCACTCCTTACCAAAGCGGATACCTGAGTAATGATATCCTTAGCAGTAGGGACATAATTCCCACGGACCCTAACCAATTGTAGGAAGGACCTGCCTGGCCTCATGTTACCGCCTTCCCAAATCTCCATAACATTGGGATACTGAAGAGACCCAACCCTATTCCTACACTTAGGGCACTTGAAAGAGACTCTTGGGTTACCGTTGTAACCGTGGTACTTTCGGGGGTAGGACCTCTTAAGTTCCTCAGGGGCCCATACTTCTCCGCACTGGTGACATAGGTATCTAAAGGATATTATCCTTGTCATAATGTGGATCCCTCCTTCATGTTTTCTTGTAAATGGTGAAGCTGGTAAAAGCTCCAGCAGGCTTCTCAACTTTGAAACCATGTTGTGGCTGTATACCAGCAGTACCAATAACAGCTACCTTACTGCCCATGTACATGATGGCTATATAGTTACCATCGCAGTGCTGAGATTCCTTGAACACAAGGGAGCAGCCTTTGGTAATATCTGTCCATTCAGGTTCACTGAATTCCTTGCTTATCACCACTTCGTTACCTTGTATCTCCACCTGGTACTTCACGTCTTTCTCTAGGCATATGGGTACCCTGGTTACTTCCTTGAACTTCTTTACCATGATGTTGTCACCTCCTCTTTAATTAAAGGTCAAATAACTTTTGCAGGAATGATGAAAGGTCATTATCTTCCGAGTCACTCCATACAACTGTATAGCCCTTTCTTACTCCACTAGAGGGCTTGGTCCATAAGCTAAACGCATCATTCACCCCAACCCAGAATAACCCTGCTAGCACCTCAGCCTTAGATTTCATCTCAAAGGTTCTGGCGGAGTGCTCAACCGTATCAGCTATCTGGCCAAATCTAGCCTCGAGTTTGAGCTCCTCTGCCCTTCGTAAATAGGACATGTATAGTGTATAGAGCTTCTTGAGTTCATCACTCATAGTACCAACAGTGTGGTCATTATCACCCACTTCCACATGAGGCTCGGAGTAGGTCTTTATTTCCTGGAGCTCAAGTGGTAACAGTTTTAGGAAAGTACTCATAATTAACCTCCGTTCAGACTATGTTTTAGGTACCTTCTTTAGTCTAATGTTATTATATCATTTCCGATCACTTATTGTCAATGTGGATACCTACTTAATCTTTTCCCCCTTTTCCCTCCAATCACCAGGTAGATTATTGTAGAGAAACTTGGCATAGAGAGGAAGAATCTTCCCATTGACGTCGTCCGCCTCCCCACAAGCCCTCATGAAGTCATTCTTAACTACTGCTACCATAAAGGGGTCTAGATCATAGTTAGGAATGCCACCACCGTACCAGAGGACTATGTCCCTCAGGCAGAGGACTACATGAGCTGTCTCCTCAATGCTTAGATGTTCCCCTTCAGATTCTCTTCTAACCCATTCTCTAATCTCAGACTCTTTCCTAAAATCTCTCACAGGCATATTAACCTCCTAATGTGGATACTTACCTACACTGCCCCTACCCATACATTCCTGGGAAATCTACAGAGTCCAGGTCCTGCACCTGGGAGCTGATATTACTTATAGCCTTCCTGACCTCTCCAACTTCCTCCTCCGAGTAGGGCTCAAGGAAAGTCTCCAGGCAGCCTAGAGCTCCATCGATAACTGAGAGAGCATTGCTGAGTCGGTAGGCCCTAGAAGTTGACTGCCTCCTGCTCTTTGGCCTAAAGATGACTACCTGGTAAGTAAGAGCCTTAAGGCCCTCTTCAGTGAGAGACTCACTGTCTTCCATTACTTCCCAGATCTCCTCGAAGCGTATCTCGTCTACATTATCCAAAGTGTCCTTTGCATCAGATGCCATCTGATAGCGGTTCGTGTTCTCCAGGGCAGTCCCTCCCATGTTGTCCACCCACTCCTCCATCTCATCTCTTAGGCTCTCTATTTCAGAAAGATCCAGCCCATCCTCTACGGTGAGGGTCTCAGTAACCTGCTTGTACTTCCCCATAATGATACCTCCTTATCTGCTTTCAATTATAAGGCTATAATCCCGGTAGTTCTTAATAAACTTCTCAAACCTTTCACCCTCATGGTGCCTGGAAATAGGATTATTTCCGAAGCCAGATACTATCTGGAGTCCACATTTTGAGCACTGCCAAAGGTCAGCATCCCAGAGGCTGGCGGGGCCGAAGTCTGCCATATCAAGGACTCCAACTCCATTCTTCTCTGGGTACATTTCCACTTGACAGGCTGTACATACTGGTCTGTGGTAACTCCTCCCCTTGTTAACCTCCTCGAGGAACTCTTCCAGAGCAACCCTCATACAGGAAGCCTCTTCACCATCGTTGGACTTCTCCCTGAGAAAGGTCTTCAGGGCCTTCCTAGCTAATGATTTACTGACTGTAGCCATTATGTTACCTCCTTATGTTATTTCATTACCACCTACTGGGAATAGTCTCTCCAGAGCTTCTTTAACCTCACCTTTTATGGTATATATTTGATTCCTGTGGGCAGTAGATACAGTCAACATCCTTCGGGCTATTTCATCATCGTGTGGAAGTTGGCTTGACTTAGCTGATACAACACAGACGAACTTGCGGTTTATATGGACTCTGAGGTCATTGGATATTACCACCTCGTCCCCACCACCTTTCTTCCTCCATCCATCGCGGTTCTCCTCAAACCCCAACCTTAATGCAACGTCCCTTCTTAGATTCTCGGCCCTCTGGCCCACTTCTATGTGGAACCTTCGGAACAACTCTCCCAGAGTTACATTAAAGGCATTACCATGTTGAGGGTGCTCTTTGAGGATGTTTATTGTGGCAAAGTATCTAGAAAGAACCAGTAGGAGGTCAGGGTCGAAATTGGGGGTTGCCTTGAAGCTGGAACTCCATAACTCTCTAAGGGTTACCTCTTGGACTAACCTACCAGTATCATGCTCCCACTTGAGGACTCCAGTAGCTGTAAGCTTGGAAGAGAGGAACCTGGCATAATCCACTATAAGAAGCTCCTGAGGTGTGTCGTCCCTGGAAGTAGACTGAGTTCTATCAACGAGGTTACTAACCAACCAGTATGGAATAGAGATCTCAGAGAGGGCATTTACATAGTTTAGGTGGTGGACGTAATAACACTCTCCCCTTTTAATCAGACAGTATCGAGTCTCAAGAAGCCAATGACTGACACCGGGTAGGTCCTTAGACTCTTTGAACTCTCCATTGGAAAGGAGGACCACAGTGTTGGACACACTTTTCCCCCTTGACCTCCCCCTCCAGTCACCCATTATCCTATGGAATACTAGGTCCTCAGTGGACCCAACAACCTTAATATGAATGTCCTGGGGTTCAGCTTGGAGCTTCCTAACCTTATCGACCATACCAGGGCCAGCATGCCGACGAACAAGAGAGGGGACACACGTCCCCCCAGTTGTCCTTGTTGACCTCCCCCCCTCTCCCCCAAATCTCCACCTGACCTGCTCTACCTGTTGTTGGTCGAGATTCCACCTACCACCGGTCCCCACCTGGCCATATCTTGAGCGTAGGAACCTCCTAATATCCTTGGGGTCAACTCCCAGCTCAGAAGCCAGTATCGACACCCTCATGTTTTACCCCCCAGCCATAGGAGCAAACCGGACGAGTTCTACTTCCTCCTGATGGTAATTATGGAGACCGGCTAGGAGCTCATCCCAGGAATGTATTACTTCCCCATTCGGAAGGACAGTAACCATCTTCTCGAAGTCAAGTTCACGGGCTTCCTCTACCTCAAGGGTAGCAATGTTGTCCCCATACTCCGGAAGGAGTTCCCTGATCCGTAGCCTCTTAACCTGAATCTCTGTCATTGGATTTATCCCCCTTATGTTATTTAATCTAGTGCTATTATATCACAAAGATTCCGAATAGTCAAAGAGGTTTCACCATCATGTTAATGTGGGTTTATCATCATGTTGAGCATTGTGTGGTACTGTTTCCCTGTAGGCCTTTTCTGCTAGGTGCAAAGCTTCTAGGTACTCTTGTTCTGGCCTTCTTGTAAGGCTAAGATAAAACCTCCTAGCTTCTTCCCAAGCCTTAACAGTGGCTCTTTCGTAGACCTCTTCGGCTTCGCTTGCTGCTCGGCTATAAGCTTTCCTAGCTGCTTTTCCTTTTACCTCTTGCACCTTCTACCTCCTTAGGTTAATTTAGACAATCCCAGGTCAATAATAAGGTAGGTGGAATATGATAGATGTAGATTACCATTAGATTGAAATTCAAGGCAGCCTATTATTGACCTGGGATCATTTAATTTAGACCTGGACAAAAGTACACCCCCATTCAATATGTTATAGATGGGGACGCTTGAGGTATTGATGATCACTGGCTAGAGTTTTCCACCTCTCAAGGACTACCACATCACCCACTATAATGTCACCAACACCAGGATACTTCGCCCAGTACATCAAGGTAGCTTTGGAGTTCTTCCCCCTGTCCTTAAGTTTGCCCTCTTCATCGAGAATAATAGTCACTGCTTTACCGTCTAGTGTACCATGGACGAACTCTACCCAGCCACCAACAATCTTCTGGGCCTCCTCTAATGTAGGTCTGTGGTCCAGTTCCTCAGTGGTTCCGTCTACCTTTAGGACATAAGCTCTATTGGGCATGTGGATTACCTCCTTATGTTACCCCCTCTTTTCTCGAGCTCAACTCTAGCCTCAACAACCTCTTCATGAAAACCATCATGACAAGGTACCCAGCTCTCAAGAGCCTCAATCTCCTCCAATGTAAATGAGAAAACAGCCTCTGGGACCCATTCTGTATAGCCGGCAAAGTCATTTACATAATGGCGGACTTTCCTATGCCGAATTTCTGCTGTCATCTGTCTCTCCTTATTAACATCTTAGCCCGGGGAGCACAGGATTGAAGCTCCATATAAGAGTTAGTCATCTTGACAAAGGCCTTGAATACCTCTAGGTCGAGCTCCTTCCTAAGGGTCTTCTGAACCAAATTCCTGACATACATCAACCTATCTTGTGGGAAAGTTGGCATCTTGTCAGCAAGCTTCCGGGCCTCCTCGTGGGTCTCTTCTCTGATGAGTAACCTATCGGCCTTCGTACCTTCAGCTTGTAATTGGATCATATGTGGTGGAGTTTTCTTGCCCAAGGTTATAACCTCCTTATGTTAGTGGCTAAAGCCTATTGCGAGGCCCAAGTCCACTAGGTCCTCATAAGTTATCTGCATGATCTGGTCATAAGGTACCTGAGCTACTACCTTAGCATTCTCCCAATGAGCCGAAGCATGAGGCATGGGGGCACCCAACTGAACTCTACAGAACACCTGCCAGTGGGGATATTCCTCTGAGTCGAAGTCCTCCAGGTCATCGGGTACCTTCATGCCAGCTTCTTTTGCTGCTGGGGCTATCATCTCAGGGAAGGCTAGCATTTTGGTTCCTCCTTTCTCTATTCAATTCTAAGTCCATTATATCATTCCCGATCACTTCCTGTCAATGTGGCTACTCATCCTGGCCCTCTTTCTGCCTCTGGATAAAATCCGCTTGGGCAGAAGCGTACTCCACCTTTATGTTTTTTGGAATGGATTCAAGAGGAATGAGGTTGACTATCGTCTTTCTCCCTCCACATCCTGGGCAACCTTTAGGGCCTCTTCCCTTACATTCTGGGCAGAATGACCATTGGTAGACCATTATCTCATCCATTACTATACTCCTCCTTAGGTTTATACAACCCTTTCCCAGGTCCACTTCCATCATCCCCAAAAGCCTCAAGGGGAGGTACCCAGTTGTTCTGGCAGGTCTCATTAGCAATGTGTTCTAGGATTTGGTCACAGATCTCTTCAGGAGCCTCTCCTTCAAACCTGTATCCACATAATGGGCAGAAGTCCTTAAACATCTTCCTGACCCCCTTATGTTATTCCTTAGGTTATTATAACCCTTTGGTTATGACTCGATACAACCTCCGGTGCCCAGCTTTCCTAACCCACTTCCCCCACCATTCCATTGCTTTGGACTGTTCTAGTAACTCCAGGTCTACCATATCTAGGTCGTTCTGGGCTTCTATTGCGGCAGCATCCATATCTGCCTTTTGTTGTTCTGGGTCTTTCTTCTCGTAGGGCATTTGGATTTACCTCCTTATGTTATTCCAATTTCTTGAGGGTATCGTACAGGTTTAGCCCCAGGACTTTTGGGTCCTCCATCTCTTTAGCAAACTTCTCAGCGTCTGCCTTGTAATGGAAGAGTCTACCAAACCTGCCGAGGTCCACCATTACCTCCCAACACCCTTCATCCTGGTTCTTCCTCACCAATATCTTGGGTTCAACACTAGCCCACATACCCTACCTCCCTATGTAATTATTTACCTCCTCTAGTCTTCGTCGGTCCACCCCTCAACTGGTTTCTTGAGCTCAGTGAGAAGCTCCATATCACTTTCTACCCTGTCTGCATTCACCTCCTCGATGGTCATCATCGTATGAACAGTAGAGTACTCGTATCCACATTCTATACAGTACCCCGAAACATCATCATGGTCTACTGAGCGCTCGAGTGACTCTACTGATCCACATCTTGGGCAATCTACCGTTTCTGAATAACCGCTCATTATGTTTACCTCCTTATAAGCTTAATAGGTCCTCTTCAAGCTGTTTGAAGCTCTGGGTTAGGGTGTCAAGGTCCTCTGAAATGTGCCTGAGGTCAGTAGCTATGGTATCTAGCTTGTCCTCATTAGTGGGCTCACCCAAGAGCTTGTAGAGAGCATCTCTAAACAGCTTCTCTTCGGGGGACATCTCCATCTCATCCACCTCCTTATGTTATTCCTTAGGCCTGTATTATCTTAAAGTTGGGCTTGAACCTTAAGAAGGCCACTCCATTGATGCAGACCCAAATCCTACCGTCCGTGGCAATTTGGATGCCAAGGGCACCCTCCATATAGCCAGGTGTTCGTAGTAGACCCACTGGCCAATTCTCGATGGAAATAAGCCCTTTCTGGGTAGTTTCCTTGAGTTCCTTCATCCAGTTACCCCTTTCTATATCTCTCACTAACATTATAGCTAATGAAGTCACTTCCTGTCAATGTGGAAGCCTACCTTAGAAATCCTGGCCCTGCTCCCTCTTTGTGGCACAGCTATCGCAGTAGCCGTAACTTGGAAGGATCTTAACAATTCTTCCACATCCTTGACACTTCTTCCTAACCGAGCGCTTCTGGACGTCTCGGTAGAACTCGATGTCATCCTCATCCTGGATGTCATAGGTACCGAAGTTATCGTCTACATAACTCCTATTCACGTTAGTCCACCCCCTTTTCCTAGGATTTACAACCTAGTGGCTGTGTTCCGTAAACTGGTCAATGAAGTTAAGAGCTCTAGCCATCTCTTCAGCAGTACACCCTAGACCTACTAGCCTATTCCGGTACCCTGCTATGAAGTCCACAAAGAGTGAAAGGCTACCGTCGTAACGGAGTTGATGAACCTCTTCGGCCAACTTCTCTTCATCTTCGGTCATTCGTTTCCGGATCATATCCTCGAGCTTACCTTTTCCCCATTCCTCCTCCACTTCTTCATCGGTAAGGTCGAGGATATACCAACTGCCCCACTTACCCTCGGAGATAAACTTGCAGAATTGGTCTCGAAGGGCTGCAGCCGGTATCTGTCCCATACTTTCTTCCATCTCTCTCACCTCCTGTAACTGTTAGCCCACCTCCCCTAATTCACCTTGGATAGGATCTTCAGGGTAATAGCTAGTGTGGCTATCTCTGAACCCAAGGTTTCTATCCTATCCCAATCCATCTTCCCAATAGTCTCAATTAGCTCATCCGTAGAGTCAATAATCCCTTGGAAAGCCTGTTTCATACCCTCTTCTCTGTCTTCTGCCATAATGTAGTTCCTCCCAATGTGGCTATTTCTATCTTATACCTAATTATAGCTAATTCGGTCGTCTCCTGTCAATGTGGCTACATGACCTAAGGTGACCCCGCATTGGTTCCTGGCGGATAATCAGGCCCATTATAGGGCTCCTCATCACTGGGAACCACAAATACTTCGGTATGGCGGTCCCATAATCCTGTTTGAAGGGCGAAATGAGCCAGCTTATGGCCCATTTCCTCCAGCTCCTTGGTGGTATGGGTCGCCGACTTTACAATGATTGTAATCTTCCCTTTCAGGTTCTCCATATTCTCCCCTCCTGTGGCTATTTAGCCACCTACAATTATTATATATATCGCTAGGCTATCTTCCGTTCCCCATCCTGTCCTCTCTACCCCCACCCGAGCCTTTGTAACCTTGGGCCACAGCTACCACAAACCTTAGCGGTAGCTATGCCATACTGGCCCTTTAGCCTGAGGGTCACTATAGCATCAGGCCCTGTTGCCTCCTCAATAACCTTACCCTCAAACACGACTCTTTCCTTACCGCACCTTTGGCACTTCATCCTGTAATCCTCCTTCTTAGCTACCCCCCGAGGGGAAGCCGGGGGAGGTTTTATTCCTCCCCCTTTAGCTCTTCCTATTCTCCCTCCTCTTCCTCCCCCTCTTCCTCTTCACCTTCCTCCTTCTCTTCCTCTTCCTTCTCCTCCTCTTCCCCCTCGTGTAATTCCTTCTCTATCTGGGCCTTCTTCTCTGCCCCAGCCTGGGCCTTCTTTGCCTTGTATGCCTTCTCCACCTCCTTGGCCATAGCCGTGGGAATTTCCCATTTCTTCCCCTTCATCTCGGCTACCCTGGGCCTATCGGCTCTTAGCATTGCCCGTAGCCTCTTTGCCGAAATTCCCAACTTGGCTGCAAGGACCTTGGGTTCCATTGTATTGGTTGTCATCCTGTTCACCCCCTTTGCCTTGTTAAATTTTGCCTCGGGTTTTGGCAAGTCAAGGACTTTTTCTATTTATACCTTATTTTAGCAAACTTTTGCCGAAAACTCAATGTTTGAAACAAATCTATCAAATATTCATAAATGAATTCTTTTTTAATCGAATTCAAAAAAGACCAAAGGGACAAATAAATCAAAGGGGGACTCTATCTGGACCAGTACCTAGCTACTTCTACCCACTTCCTCATGTTTCACCTCTACTCACCTCCTTAGGTGAATAGAACTCCTTTTGGTCTGCGATAAAGTAAGGATCATTGCGGATAGCTGCCCATCCTTGACAACCTTCATAGTCACAGGCACAGGGCATAGTAACAAACCAACGCCTGTACTCCTCTGTTGTAATATGCTTCTGCTCACAGTAATCTCGTTCAAACTCTTCCCCATCCACTGTCTCTTTAACCTCCTCTTAATGTGTACCACTGGATGTACCTTTGGTTACCTCCCCCGCCAACTTCTCAACTTCCTCATGTTTCACCTCTCCCTCCCCTCTTGTCCTGACTTAGCCTTATACCTAGTAGGGCTGTTAGCGTTCTCCTTGACCAGCTTCACTATGTCATCCTTCCCCTGCTCAGTAAGCAGTAGGTGGAGGTGGTTAAGGAGACAGCTCAGTTTCCTGGGTTCCAAGCAGATTATACATTCCTTTGGTTTATCTACGAAGATACACTCAGCCATCACTTTCTTCCCCCTCCTTACCCACCTCCCTTAGAGCATCCGCTACCATTCTCCTGTCTATATACCTCTTTATGGCATCCAATCCTTCATATGAGTATAAGTCTTTCTCCATCCTCTTAGTAGCTGTCCATAGGGGAGAGGGGGATAGAGACTCATATATCCTCCAACCTCTATAAATCTCTGGTGGTATCATTCTCATCTCCTTTTCTTACCCTTTACTGAATGGGAGCTTAAATGGAAATCCCTGCGTCTGTGGCCTCTGCTGTGTCTGTATTTGAACCGTAACTTCCTGCCAGAGGAGGTCTACTTCTCTCACGTATAACCTCTTGCAGTTCTTACAGATGGCAAGAAAAACCTTCAGAGTCGACACCTTGGGGGTACTACCTAACAAAGCCTGGGAGGCCATCTTCTGTAGCTTACGTGGGTCATACAGAGGGAACCCAAGCGACAACCCATTGGCAAACATCTCTTCAGGTATCTTCCCCTTATCCTTCAATTCTCTGATAGTCTCAGCGCCAATACAGTCAGCACACCCACAGTCAGGGCAGACATCGTATCCCTTTATCGGGAATCCCATGTTAATGTTCTCTTCTCCCATACTCATTTTACCTCCTTATGTTTTATCCCTTCTTCTTCCCCTTCTTGGTATATTTCTCGGTGTGTCCCCGGGTCGCTATACGCTGTTTCCTATACTGGAGCTTACGCTTCGCCATGTCTCACCTATCCTTCTTCTTCTACCTTGGAGTCTCTATCTTAATGTAGTCAATCTCCATGTTCTCTTTTACCGGCCTCTTTGGAACTAAACCTTGTTTTGCCTTTTTGTCATAGGCTTTGAGTATTTCCTGCCACCATTGGGCAAAGGGTTTATGGATGTTAGCCATTAGTTGCCAAATAAGCTCATCTCCGTCCTGAGACAGTAATATCCTCGGGCAACAACCCTCGAAGCAGTCGACAAAGACCGACTTTTCATCCCAAGAAGGCCAATTGTGCAGTAATTCCTCAATGTTCTTAGCAAACGCAATTAGGGAGAAGCAGTGAGTACACATAACATTGAACTGTTCCCCGGTTATTAGCATTACTTACCCCCTATCAACGGATTCGCTCCATAGTTCTCTTCTTCCAACCCACTCCTTGAGTTTGGCTTGCCAGTCGTTCTCATCCACCCAACGGTACTCATTAAAATATGACATAACATCTGGGTCACACCTTTCAAGTTGGCTATATTTCTTAAACCACTCCACCACTTCCCTTCTGTTCGCTTCTTCACCTGCTTTGAAGGCTATCTCCCAGGTGCGTTTGGCTTGTGCTTCTCGCTCGCATTGAACTTTATCTTCTATTCCAAACTCCTCACCACAATGAGGACACCAGATAGATTCACTATGACGTTCTACTTTACTCACTGTCTCTTCCCAACTATTCATTCCTTCCCTCCTTCATAATCCTCAACCAGATGAAGAATGCTCGCTTCCGTAAGTCTGACAATTTATGTCGGTTTTCCCAGAACCAACTTAATGTTGCTCGATACATCCTTCTCTCCTATCTGGTGGGTGGGGGTTACCGATTAACTAACAACGCCTCATAGCATCGCTTTCACCCCCACCCATTCCCTCCTACGCCTGAGCCATCCCGCAATCTTCAAACGACCTACTTCATAGCGCTTGGCTCATCAGGAGATGGTCTATCCTGCGGAAGCTATCTCCTTAGCTCGGCTCAGGCTTTCCCCCGAAGGGGAGCCAGCTAGTAGCATATTCGGCAGCAACTACTACACGTTACCAACACTACGATTGGCTTGCGTACCTATCCCTTTCGGGTAGCTGGCACTCCCACGCTGGCTCTCTAACCTCTACTACTTGCATCTTCAACTCCCTTCCTGATTAGGGGGTTACCCTCGTAGGACTCCTTCTCAAGCACTTCTGGTTTCAGCCTGCTGTATATCTCAGGCATTCTGGCACTTTTCCAGCCGTGGAGTTTCTGTATTCTCATTGAGTCCATGCCCGCACTAGCTTCCCAAGTAACACAGGTCCTCCTCAAGCTATGCATTCCACATCCCTTAGGCTTCCCCAATGTTATCATATACCCCCTGAACCTCTTCGTCAGTGTACTATCTGGCATCCTGTTTCCACGTGGGGAAAGGAAAAGAGGAGCATCACTATGTCTATACTTCCCATTCCAGAACATCCTTGGTCCTGCTATGTAATCATCCAACGCTTTAACAGTCTCCACATCAAGGGTTCTCACCCTACGCTCTCCGTGCTTCTTCGTCTCTATCTTCAGCCTCGGTGGGCTGTAATCACTTAAATTCAACTCCCTTAACTCCCTCTTCCGTATTCCAGTAACCAAATCTAATCTAAACATAGCGTAGTCCATCGGGTCAGCCTTAGCAAGCTCCAATAACATTTGAGCTTCATCCGTCTCCAGGTATGGACGTTCTGGTTCCACCTCGCCAGGTAGATCACCTATATCTATGTTGAGGGAATTCCACTCCTCTTCACTTCTAGTAATCTTGAAGAACCCACGTACCACCTGGAAAGCCCATCTTATGTAGTTAGCTGAGTTCCTTTCCTCTAAGCTCTCAAAGTAGGCCAGTATGCTCTCTTGGTTTAGCTCACCATTAGTAAACATAATAAGAGAATTCACCACACGGAGATACCTGTACTGGGTTTCAGGTACAAGTCTCTGTATCTTCTTACTGTCCACATACTTGCGATATTCAGGGCTTAATGTAGTTACCATTATCTCTGTCCCCTATTGGTTCTCCTCTCAATGTCACTCTTACAGTGCATGGACATGGGCCGCCATTAGGTAACTGGTCATTACAGCCTATCCAGTCATGGTAACCTCTTCTATGTCCACACTCAGTACATATATCATCCGCCCAAGTACCCAGTGGACTATATGGAGTTTCTGGCATTATAATCTCTCCTTAATGTACCCACCATCTAGTCATCCTTCGTTTGTTGTGTCAGGTTGTCAGCATATTTCAGGAATCTCTGTATGGTCTTGATGTTCTTTCTCATCTTAAGTGCTATGTCATTTGTGCTCGACCCTGCCTTTGCCATCCTCTGAGCCTCTAGAGCTGACTCATGTTTACCGGAGTGGATGATGTTGGGGCCTCTCTCTACCATGATGCATCTGTCATAGGGGCAACATTGGGTGCAGAAGTCTATCCCTGCCTGTGAAACTGGGTCGGAGATACCCTCTTTGGTCAGTGCTCCACAGGGTCGGTAAGCATTGCTTCCTCTCCCCATCATATTCTCCTGATGTACTCACCATAAGTCGCGTATTCCCACTCAAAGGGTCGATACCATAATCTCAGTGGGTGGTTCCAAACATACTCTGGGGCTCTATCTCCCTTCCTAGTCAGCCTAAAATATACCTTAGGCTCTAAATCCTCATGTATAGGATCTCCTATTGGGTTATCAGCCTCTTCTGACCTTTCTGTTCTCTCGATTAACCCAGCTCTAGCTAAAGACCTAATGTATACCAGTTGAGAGCGATAGGTCCCCAATCTGTAAATATTTCCCTTTGTGGTCTTAGCCCCTCTGTAGGTCCTCTTATACTCCTGATGAATATCAGTGGGAGAGCCCTCACCATGTTCTCGGAGGAAGTCACGGATGAATACTCCCAAAGGGGGAGGAGTATCTATTACCTCTAACGTTATTTCTTCAGCCATCGTTCATGCCTCTCTTTTACCCAAGTCCAGTCATCACTCTCTAATAACTTCGGGAGGGGGAAGCTTATACCATGTCTACATAGCAAGTAGTTTCCCCCAAAGCCAGGAAACCTTATTGAGCAGTCCAGTAACTTATTAAGTTTACTCCCCAAGGAGTCCATCTCATTCCACTTATCCTGTTGTATGTTAATCTCCTTCTAAGAACAAATAATATGATTCGGACATGGGGAAATCTATTAGCGGTTCATCATAGCCACAATGCTGGCAAAAGATGTAAGGGTAACCGATAATTATTTGGGTTGAATAGCAACGTGGGCATCTTCTTGTTAAGGGTGATTCTGGCTCTGGCTCTACTTTATCCTCATTCTCCCATCTCCAGATTGTGAACTCAGGGTATTCAACTTTAATCCAGGCTCCATCCGGATGCTCGAGTTCTATTTCTTGAACCTCAGCCTCGAAGAAACCCGGCTCCCCAGGAACTATCATGTGGAATTGATAGACCTTAACATTTGGCCATTCGGTAGGATTGAAAGGCTCTTCTGGGACGATTATTAAATCTTTAACCATCTGGTGTTTCATTTTCCGCCATTGCTTCCTCTTCTATGTCTTATACTCTATACTCTCCCTTTATTAGATTCTCAGCGGGGGCTACCGGCTGGCTAAGGTAAATGGCTTTGACAGATTATTAACTGATAGAGTAGATGGTTCCCAATCCTCACCATTCCTGTAGAGCAAATAACATGCAGAAATGAGAGTGGTGATAAGCGGCGAAGTAACGTTCTTCTTTTGGCCGGCAGCTAATTCTACCGATTGTGTATCCTCCAATATTTTCCCAACTCCGTCCTCGGTATAAGTATAGACGAATGTAACATCATATACTCCTTTTGTCCCGCCTGTATTTTGGACGTCGACACTAACGACTTCACAAGGCATGTCAGCGTCACTATCTATCACTACCTGTAAGTTGTCCACAATGAACTCGGCTGGCATTAGTTCCTCAACGGTTGGCTCTTCCACCACTGGTCCACTGATTGGCGCTGTACCACAGCCCATTGCGAACACAGTCAACACTAGCATGATTGCGATTAGTAACCTTTTCTTCATTTTCTCCTCTCCATCCTTATGCAATGCTTACAAGTAACTTCCTCAGTGGTCTCTCTGACATCTTTATTGTCTTGCCAAAGCAAGCCACAAACTGTATCATTACGACCCTCATGTATCTTATGAACAGGCCATCTTTTCCCATTCCGCTTTATATTCATCTTGACCCCTTACACTCGGTTCATCCCCACCGGCGGGCTTGGCCAATCAAATCTCTTAATGGGACAAGTTTATTATGGTAGTAAGTTCCTTCAAGCTCGGGGAAGGAGACCCATACGTAGGGCTCTCTACGTGAGAGGGTTGCTTTAGGAGCTATTCCAGTAATAGTACCTGGTCTTACTTGACCTCTGTGGAAGGCCTTTACTTCAAGCCCCTTAGGTATTCTACTTTCCAATCTCTTAAACCAGGGAGCCTCTCTCACGAGTCTAAGTGGAGGGTATGGTGGCGCTGGGATATAGTCTTTCAAATTCTCCATGTTCTCCTCCTTAGGTTATCCACCTTTGAGTTCATTCCTATAAAACTAATAGTATCATATCAAATATAGCAAACGTTATCCGCTATGTCAAATGATGTGGAAGGTGGATTTACATCCCACCTCCTAGCCACCTTTGACATATGGGTCATAAATATTGTATAATTACGTAAACAAATGAAAGGAGGTACCTAATGAAAGACCAATTGAGTGCTAGGAATGTAGCTTATGTCAATAGCCAGATAGCCTGTGCGATGGTGGAGCTAGAAGCCATGAAGGCAGAGAATGCCCAAAGGGAAAGGAACGGTGAGGCCCTGGCTTGGAGCTATAATGAATTCCTCAACCTCATTGATAAGTACCAGATGAGCCACAATGCTACACTAGCCAATCTTAATGCCGGTCAGTAATAAATAACATAAGGAGGAACCCAAATGAAAGACCCGTATGGAGTATTAGAACTTACCCGTAAGCTGGACAGGGAGCCCAACATAGACACTGCACTCCATATCATAATGTGGGAGCTGGGGGATTTGGCTAAGTCTCATGTCTATTCTAACTGGCATCCTGACCTAGCTACTTCCTACAGAGCAGAAGCTAAGCTAGCCCTGGCAAGTCTACTCTTCCAAGTCCACGTAGTGGCTGCTCTCCTCGAGGCCTCTCCTACAGAGCTCCTTAACATTGGGATAGCTACAGTCCAGGACCGGATCAATGAGATGGAGAAGAAGATAGGGAGATTTGAGCATTATATAGGAGAGAAGAAGGATGAGTGAATGTAGAACATGTGAGTCATTTAGAGGTTACCTCATCCACTCTAGTCCCCATATAGGGAGTTGTTACAGAGAAGGCAAATGGAGGAAGTGGATCTCTAAGCCTGATTACAGAGGACCCGTTGACTGTCCACATTATCAGTTTAAACCGGAATACCCAGCAGCTTCCTTTAAGCCAGATACCATAGAAGAGCTATTCTCCATGCAACAGGTTATAATGGACCACGTCCCTGGAGGTGACACCCCTGAAGCTATGGCCCACCAAATTACCTGTGGGTTAGGAATCATCGAGGAAACGATGGAGTACCTTAACTCTATTGGTCGTAAGCCCTGGAGGCCAGTTCCTCTTCCTCCTGAGAAACAACTTGAGGAGCTGGTAGACATCCTCCACTTCTACCTGGAGCTGATCCTCAGGTCTCCATTTGACTGGGGAGACCTAGTAATAGAATACAAGCGTAAGCATGCAATAAACCTTCAACGTTATGAAGCTGGTTCTAGGGGGGATTTCTCGTGGGACGATAAAGGTATGAAGGGGGAGCTATGACTGATTTCAAAGGCTATGATGTAGGCCCAAAGCCTAAGATTATCTGCCTGTGTGGATCTACCAGGTTCATAGAACAGTTCGCAATAACATCCTGGGAGCTTGAGAAACAGGGGCACATCACCGTAGGTTGCCACTACCTACCCCCTTCTTACTTTGAAAGTAAAGGCAAGCTGGTAGTTACTGACCACCTAGCAGAAAGTGAAGGTGAAGACTGTAAGGAACATATGGACAGGCTCCACTTCAGGAAGATAGAACTAGCTGACGAGATTTTTGTCCTCAATGTAGGTGGCTACGTTGGGGAGTCAACGCAGAGGGAGATAAATTACGCGAGGTCATTGGGGAAGAAGGTGAGGTGGTTCGAGCACAACATACCACTCTGGAAGAAAACTCTAAATAGGATAAGGGGGGAGTTATAATGGAGATCATTTCACCAAGCCATAAAATCATGAGTCCCATAGACACAGACCTGATAATGTTGAAGTTGGAGGAATGTGGTAGGACTGCTTATAAGTCAGAAGACAAGATAACTCCAGGCTCTGCTGAGAAATTCATTAAGTCTATAATGAAGCGTGGGCATGAGAGTGTCATAGAGCATGTTAGTCTTACCGTGAGGTTTATCTGTGACCGTGGAGTTACCCATGAATTAGTAAGGCACAGGTTAGTAGCTTATACTCAGGAATCTACCAGATACTGCAACTACCACAAAAGGGGAATACAGGTAATCAGGCCACCTTTCTGGCACAATGAATATCATCTCTATAGCCACTGGATTCACGCAATGGAGTTCGCAGAGACAGCATATGATTACCTTATAGAGAATGGTGCTACTCCCCAAGAGGCAAGATCAGTTCTACCTAATTCCCTTAAGACTGAGATAGTATGTACTACCAACTTAAGAGAGTGGAGACACATACTCAAACTGAGGACCTCTAAGGCTGCTCACCCCCAGATGAGAGAGTTAATGGTCCCCTTACTTAGAGAACTTCAGGAGAAACTTCCGGTGATCTTCGGAGACATCGGGGAAGAGGAGGATCCACATAATGAATAAGGACCAGTCTAAGAAGCTGGCTGAAGAGCATTGGAAGTGGCTTGAGTCTGTACTTGCAGTGCAGAGGGAGATGGAGAAGAAATTATTCATTGATGGTTGGGTCCATGGAGCTAAACACCAAAAGGAGTCCACTGATGCTAAACGTCCAAACTAGTAACCTCAACGACCTATTCACCACATCTATGTCCGAGCTAATGAACAACCCACAACATTGGGACGCACAGCAGACCCCTCGTCTCCTGTCCTACAGTAACCTACTCCAGGCTGAATCCACATCCTTCGACTTTGACCTATCCCATGTTGGCTTCACTAAAACCCGTTGGGCTCGTTATTGCCATCAATACCTTGATAAGGAAGCCCTCGACGTATGGCTGGAGAACCTCAAGTATATATCTAAACGAGGAGATAATCTATTCCGGTCTAAGGATGCAGTCCGCCGTCTCCGTGAGCATGCTCATGGATCCTGTTGGCTGGGTCTATCCTACCGTAACCAGCCACGTACTCTTGTTCTATACTCACGGGTTGCAGAGTTCCCCACAAGAGCAGCTCTTGAGCTTACTATGTGCCACTTAGTTGGACAGGAGATAAAGAAGAGATTAGGTAATGATGAACCAATCCGCCTCGTGTGGTTTATTTCGTCTTTGTTCTTGAGCTGTCTTCACATGCTACCTTGGTTGGCTAGGAATAACATCCTTGAGGAGACTTACGCCAGAGACGATCCTGTGGGGCATTTTGTCAGGCACCAAATAGACCACATAGCAAAAGGGAACGTCCGCTATGGGCCCACAAAACGTATGGCTAGAAGACTTGAACAGCTTAGAGAAGGAATTGTAGTCCCAGTTCCTATTAAGGAATTGAGTCTATGGATATAGTAACATAAGGAGGAAAAACATCATGGAGTACGAGTTAGATAGTCTCGGCCAAGCAGTCCACATCTCGGCACTTGGGTTACTTACTGCTGGCCAGATAGTAAGTACCAGTGGGTGGCAGGGCTTAAAGGCTATTAGGAGTGAATTTGATACCTTCGAGATAACCAACTGGAATTTCTCTGCTCCGGTAGTCCCATCCCTTGACTCTCTACGTGAGATGATAAAGCCTAATCTACCCTGGGCTGATGATCATTTCCTAGAACGTATAGGTGAAGAACCTCTAAACCCAGGAGTTCAATATCAAAACTGGCCTTACTACACTCCCGGCAGCTTTAAGAAGGGAGATAAATTCACTCATACCTACATGGAAAGGTTCTGGCCCAAATTCGCTGAAGTTCCTATGGGGTCCACCTTCGGCGTGCCAAGGAATGGAATCCGTTATCCCTACGGTGACCTCAATGACGTGGTCGACCTCCTACTCAGAGACCCGCTTACTCGCCAAGCATACTTCCCTATCTGGTTCCCAGAGGACACAGGAGCAGTTCACGGAGGTAGAGTCCCGTGTACATTAGGATACTACTTCCTCTGTCGTAATAACAAGCTCCACATATTCTACTCCATACGTTCCTGCGACCTTTTCCGCCATTTCCAGGATGACCTTTACTTGGCTTGTAGGTTACTTCACTGGGTATACATGAAACTGGAGAATGAATTTTGGAGTAAGGTTGGCCTCGGTAGTATCACTATGAACATATACTCCTTACACATATTCGCTAGCGAAGTGGATAAACTAAGAGATAAAATACTTAAGGGGGAATTATAATGGCAGACAGAATCTCCAGAGAAGAAGCCCTGATGCAAACGGCTGAACTTTGGGCAAAGAGGTCTACCTGCTTAAAACCTAATGGAGCTGTCATAGCTAGAGACGGGAGGGTAATTGCGATAGGTTACAATGGGTCTCCTGCCGGACATCCACATTGTTTAGATGTAGGTTGTGATCCAGGGCCTGATGGGGGATGTCAAAGAACACTCCATGCGGAGGCCAATGCTATTGCGATGGCAGCCAGATTCGGTATATCCACAGAAGGGTCGTCTATGTATTGTACTTCCTCTCCATGCCCTATGTGCTCTAAGCTTATCATCAATACGGGGATCTCGGAACTGATTTACCGTAATCCTTACAGACTTACCCAGGGACTAGACCTGTTGACTAAGTCTGGAATAAAAGTAAGCTGGTTACATAAGGAGAAGAAGGATGAGGAACGGTAAGAGAATCTCTGAAGAGGTAATTGCTCAGATTAAAGATCTTAAGAGTCAGGGGATGACACGCAATGAGATTGCCCAGGCTGTTAATGTTAGTAAGACCACAGTAAGACGGTATCTTCGCCCTGAGGTGTTAGCTTTAATACGGAGTAGAAGAATCCACAGTCGAGTAAGGACTACTATCAATGGTATAACGGGCTTTTACAGAGTTCAGAAGAGACCTAGACCAGAAAATTGTGAGATCTGTGGAGCCTATTGCCCCTCAGGTAAGAAGTTCTTACATTGGCACCATTGGGATGACTACCACTTAGAATTAGGGATGTGGTTATGTACTTGGTGTCATATCTTTGGTAATGGAGTAGAGAATGGTAGATATGAAAAGTACTTAGAGTTAAAGGAGAAAGTATATGAACTGGCAGGACCTCTGGGACCAGATAAGGAACCAGAATTGCTCTCTATGCGACCTATCATCACAAAACCGGCATGAGAAGGTCTGTCTCCTGGGAATAGGACCAGTTCCATGTGACCTTATGGTTGTTGGGGAGGCTCCTGGAAGGAGAGAGGTAGAGGTTGAGAAACCTTTCAGCGGTCCAGTAGGGAAGTATCTAGATTTAATCCTAGAGAATGTCGGTTTGGATAGGGACTCCCTTTATATCACAAATGCCGTTAGATGCCATCCTCCTGGAGATAGGAGCCCTTCTATGCAGGAACTTAAGGCCTGTAAAGGATATCTCATAGAGGAGATTAAAAGAGTAAGACCGAAGAAGATACTTGCTCTGGGTAATGCCCCTCTTGGGTCTCTTACAGGTAAATCTGGGATCACTAAACATCGTGGGTCTCCTGTAGTCATCTCCTTTGATGATCTGCAGGTAGAGGTATTGCCTACCTTCCATCCTGGGTTTACAAGACGCTATCCCAAGAACTACCCCGTTCTGTATACTGACCTATTGAAGTTCAAGGGAGGTAACAATAATCTTATCATCAAGAACTACACTCCAGTTACCGATATAGCACACTTCCGTAGAGTAGCTAGGGAGTTACTCACCTCTCCTGAGATATCCTACGACTACGAGACTGAAGCTCTAGACCCACATACCGGGGCCAGGATGATTAGTATAGGTCTCAGTCCACATGAGGGTACAGCTTACTCCATTCCTCTTGATACAGAACTAGCTCCATGGACTGACCTCGAAAGAAAGGAAGTCCACAGGTTACTGGGGGCTATTCTGTCCAGGCCTAGCTGTTTCCACACTGCCTTCAACAGCTGTTTTGAGCTTAAGTGGTCCAAGTCTAATGCTATTGACTCCAAATGTGATTGGGATCCAATGGTAGCAGCTGGTCTACTCGATGAGAACCTACCCCATGATTTAGGTACTTCAGTTCAAATGTATGTGGATCCTGACTTTATCAAGTTGGATTCAGCGAAGATCACTACTTGGTCCTGGGATAATGTATGGCCTTATAACTGTGGAGATGCTGATTACAACTTGCGTCTTGCTCATGCTCTGAAACCTCGTTTGGAGAAGGAACCCAGTTCTCAAATCCTCTATGATAACTTACTCCATCCCTTCCAAACCAAAGTAGTTCCCAAGTTAGAGCTCAACGGTATCTACATACATGAAGATAAGCTTCAACAAGCTGAGGAGAGATGTATTCCTGAGATAAAGAAATGGTCTGACAAGATCCTCAGTTATGTACCCTCTGACTATGTCCTCCCAGTTAAGTCCAGGAAGGCCCTTAAGAGGGGATTTAATCCTGGGTCACCTAAACAACTTGGCAACCTCCTGTTTGATGTCCTAGGGTTACCCCCTGGGCCTCTTACTGGCGGTGGAGATTGGTCTACAGGTGAGTCAGTACTTCTAGAACTCAAGGGCAAACATCCTATCATAGAGCCCATCATTGAGTTCAGAGGCATTGAGAAGCTATTGGATTTCCTTAACTCCTGGAGACAACTCAAGGACTCCAATGGCTTCATCCACCCTCATTACCACTTGAGGCCGGTCACAGGTAGGTTATCATGCACTGATCCGAACCTCCAGCAAGTTCCCAGGATTCTTTACATCCGAAATGTTATTGGAGCTCCTCCGGGGTATGTTCTCCTAAGCTTTGACTATTCTCAGATTGAGCTACGGATAGTAGCCCACTATAGCCGGGATTTGGAGATGATCAGAGCCTTTATGAATCATGAGGATATTCACCTGCTCACTGCTTCTGACATCTCAGGTATTCCTATGGAGGAACTTAGGTTAAAGATAGAGAGTGGAGATGAGTGGGCTAAGGAGATGAGGAAGAAAGCTAAGGCCGTCAACTTTGGGCTGGTATTTGAGATGGGGGCCTTTGGGTTAAAACAGTATGCTAAGGAGAAGTATGGGGTTGAACTTACCATGCAGGAAGCTACCTTGTGGAGGAACAAGTTCTTTGAGAGACATAATCAAATTCCAGTCTGGCATCAAAAGCAGATCGCTGATGTCCACCTTAACCGACAGGTTGTGTCTATGATCGGGAGGGTAAGGCACCTTAATAACATCCTGTCCTCGGATGCTGATATAGTAGCAGAGGCCGAGAGGCAAAGTATCAATAGTCCTGTTCAGGGATTAGCTTCAGATTTTAATCTAATGGCAGCAGTAGAAGTAGATAAGGTCCTTCCACCTAGAGATGGGCACCTAGCAGGGTTGGTCCATGATGAGGCCATTTATATCATTAAAGAGGATAAGGTTTCTTATTGGGAAAAGCGTATAAAGGATATAATGGAAAATCCCCCAATACATAAATTTACTACTGAGAAATTCCTCATTCCTTTAGAGGTGGAGTCTACTGTGTCATCATATTGGGCCTAATCTTTCTTTTGAGGCCAGTGCTAATGTTTATACCTGCGAATTTACGCCTGGGTGCGTCTTTAGAAGCTGGGTATTCCTGAAATTGATGGAGGTAGCGGCGGCCTGGCAGCCAGTATAAAACTCAGTGAATCAGTTATTACTGTTTTCCCTAAGATTGCAATCTCAACGTAAAGGACATAGGTAGTTTCAGTGAAGATTATGCCGGGGAACCTGTAGTCAAAGAAGATATCCTTACCTGCTCTTCCTGGCTCCAGCGTAAACGGCTGAGCTATTTGCCTCAGGCTTTCGTCTAATGGCGGGGATAGCTCTTGCAGCGGTTGCCCAGGGAATAGGGGGGTGATACGTGCCTTGACTGAGACCCCTCTAATATCGGAGGTTCCTCCATTCCTCAAGGTAAATCCCAGATGGGTTACTTTTGAATATTGTTCAAAGTTCATATCCCACAGGTCTCTAACCATGTACCCGTTGTAAATAACCAAGAAGTTGATTATCTCTATTGAATAGGCAATCACTACATCTTCAGTAGCAGTAAAAGTCCCAACGACCACACCTCCACAGAGAATCCGGATAAATACTGGGTAGGTCCCAGTAACACTTGGCATGCTTACCTGAAAGTCAACAGGCTTCAACTCCCCGCCAGCCAGATGAAAAGAGGCCGTGGCCATTACTGTCCATTCAGCTCCCATACAGAGATCGGCAACATAGTCAAAGCCTGCCGTCTTGGGATTGGTAAGTGTTACCGTAGCCCGGTGTACGCTGCTTGGCGCGAACTGAGGCATAATGCTCCTTTAATCCCAGGTTATTTGAGTTACTTTAATGGCAGGGATAATGTATACTGCCACATCTTCGGTAGCGACAAAGGTTATGAGCAGCGTGCCAAGATGCTTGACTTCAAGGTAGACGTGGAAGGCATCATCCGGGATTGTCAGCACTGGCATATTTACCGAGAAATCCACTGACTTGGAGCCCCCCGCAAGTATGGTGAAGTTAATTGCCCCCGATGTGGACACTTTGTTCCCTACAACTTTCCCCAAGTATAACTCAGCCGTGTAATCAAATGATGATGTCTTAGGGTTGGTGAATAGGGCGTGAGCCACATGGACCGTCTCCGACTCAAATGAAGGGTCTTCCATCGTCATCTTCTCTATCCTGACCTCATCCTCACTACCAGATAGCTTGTTCATCTTCAACTCCATTTCTTTCATTTCCTTTTCCCTCCTCTTAAATTACATACCATGGCCAGTAAATCCCAAGCAGCCTAGGGAGTGGTGGCCCTTCCCAAGGACTCATTGGCAGAAAATCACTAAAGGAAGAGCCATAGTGTTCTCGCCAGGTTTCCTCTGATGCAAGCATTATTTGCACTCGGCTGGTCTCTTGAATAACCTCGGCTATGCTGTCGGTCAACCTCAAAAGTAGCATCCGTAGCCCAAAAACACAATCGCAAGCCGATGAGCTGAACTCAACTGTGGTGAAGGCAGGCTCAGGGGATTGTGGTGGCAAGTAGAAGGCTTGGAATTGTGTTGAGTCCGCCATAAACGTTAGCAGGTCCTCCTCAACTAGCTGCCCCTCTGGGTCTAAGAAGTAATACATTATGGCATATAGCCTTATCTCAGGCGTAGGGTTGGACATCTCAACGTAGGCCTTGACATTGGTATTGGGCACGTATTTTATCATCTCTGGCAAGTCCCAAACTATCTTGCCCAGTTTCTCAGCCTCGGATGGCGGCTCGATTGGGTAGGTAGGGATTTGTAATCCAACAATAGGCCGTAATTCTATGCCTACAGGCATAGTTGACATTCTTGCTATCTTTACGCCCACTTTACTTTACTCCCACTCAATTTCAATCTTCCCTATTGGCGGTTCGTCAGGATGTACTAATGCCACATGGCTTATCAGCTCATCAAGAGTATCAAACGTTTCAGTACAGTAAGGACAGCTGTAGGCTCCAGGTGGTGGTGGTGGAGGTGGAGGAGGTGGTGGTGGTTCTTCCTCTTCGTACCAAGGCCATGTCAACCCCATCCACTTTGGGAGTGGGGGGCCTACGAGAGGTGAAGTGGGGAACCACTCTTCTAGTGTATGTCCCATTAGGTCATCCATTTATCGCCTCCTGTTCCTCCTCACTAAAGCCCAACCAAACAGAGGCCCCCCGACTCCAAACAACCCAGCAGTTAACTTCATTATCAGAAAGTAGGTGGGCTCATTAGTGGCAATTTCCATGGCCACGGCAAAGAGTATCCCCACCACACCGGCTGACATTACTGCTATGCTTGTGGCTAGTAGCTTATTCACTGGGTGTCTCCTTTCTTCAGGCTGGATCTGATAGCCCCCGATATCCTGTTGCCAAGCACGTCAAAACCGGCACCCCCCAGGAATGAGTAAAGGATATCCAGGGGTGCCAGGTGATTGCTGTAGTTAAAAGCTATGGCAAACCCCACGGCAGCGATAACCGCGCGGATGATGCTGCTGGCGAACTTTCTAGGGACGAAGGTCTCATTGGAGTCCACCCAGCCGAGCGTGGCGGCTACCAGACCCCCCATTAAGGCCGAAACCGCAATCCAGATGATGTTCATTATAAGACACATTATTTCTCCAATGCAGCTACTTTAGCTTTGAGTTCATTCTGTATTGCCTTGAGTTCGTCTATTTCAGTTAGGATGTTTCTAGGTATCGAAGCCTTCACATCTTCTCTAGATATACCTAGTTTAGCTAACTCTTCAGCAGTTACGTTTTCGCTGTCGACTTCAACTATTCCGTTAGGAGTATGAAACTGTACTATCATGCTGTCCTCCAAAACGCATATTCCTGTAAGTCGCACTGCCATTTAGTAGATGAGGCATGCTTACCATCACAAACAACCCTAACAACTACCATCGCCGGAGCAGCTACAACAATCCCTGGAATATTGAGAACATTATTAAAAGCAGTCGCTGCCGCATAGGTGTCAATTGACCCTTCTTCCGTACCATCCACATAAACGTCTACAATACCACCAGCAACAGTTTTTGTGAATAGCAACCTCAAGGTATATGTACCTGCCGCTAAACCAACCAAGTAATTAACCTCGTCGGCATTGGCTCCGGTGCTATTCCGTAGAAAACCGCCGCCAGCACACATGTCGTTAATATGCGACCATGTTCCTTGAATAATGGCACTGTACATGTCTGGCAATACCGTAATATGACCACCACCACCAGCAGGCACATCTATCTCAGTCGGGTCAGCACCAGCACCAGCACCCAAGAGGAGCTTGGCAGCAGTCCATTCATAAAAGCCTTTACCAAGACGGTCTTCTTCAGTAGGCTTATTAGCAACACCTTTCCAAAGCCTATCAGTAGTCAGTTTTGTGCTTCTATATTCTAGTCCTTCTAATCCCATTTACGGCCCCCACGTGAGCGTTAGTACGCCCCTGCTTCGATACGTTATGGTTACCTGGTCGATTTGGTCATTCGCCCCATCATTGGTAAACTGGAGATAGGCATTAAAGGGTATGCCGAAAGGCTTTAATAACCCACCCTCGGTATCCGCAGCCGCATAGATTATAACATCTCTCCTGTCAGCAGCGGCTGGAGCAGCCACAGCGTCGGCAGCTGGTACATAAGTGGCAAGTGTCCAGTCATGTCCTATCAGTCCACTGATGGTGATGCTCAATATCTCGGCGCCGTTTGTCCCGCTATCTATGTGAAGCCACTCGGTAGCAGCGGCAAGGATTGCTTGCACACCAGACTGAATTACCCTTATCTGGGAGTCAAGAAGAATATTATCAGTGGTTAGAGGAAGATTGGCAGCGGCCAGCTCATCCAGATATCCACCTCTAGCTGCGGTATAAGCTGCTAGGGCTGTAGCCAGAGCATTTGTCCAGGTAGCATTAGTTAATGCCGTAGCTCCTGGTGCTCTGCTGCTTATAGCGGCGTCCAGAAATGCAGCCCTGGCAGCCGTCAGCTTATTGTGAAGAGTAGTCGCTCCTTCAATAGCGCCGATAGCAGCCTTTAAGGTATCGACGTCGGCTGGGACATTGCCAGCATCGAGTTCCCCAAGTCGGGCAGCGGTGCAGACAGAAGCCAGTGCTACTGCCGCAGTGAGGTATCCCGCTTTGGCATCAGTCCATGTGGCATTTGAAAGGGCAGTTGCAGCAGCAGCTCTACTAGATATAGCCACATCTAGGAAAGCCGCTTTGGCGGCGGTATAGTTTCCGAGGGCCGTAGCCAGAGCAGCCGTCCATGAGGCTGCCAAGGCGGCACCATCAGTACCTCTCATCGCTGCTCCAGCTAGTCCTTCAACCTCAGCCTTGATTGCTGCTAAGCCATTGACAGCATCGTCAATCAAATCAACATAAGCGATAATATTGGCAAGGTCAGTAGGTATATTCCCCGCATCCAGCTCTGCCAGCCTGAGGGCTGTAATCTGGTCCAAGAGAGCCGCCCTGGCAGCGGTGACTTGTAAGAGCCCAGCCTGGTTAATATTGTCCAGGTAGCCAGCCCTAGCGGCGGTATAGTTTCCGAGGGCCGTGGCAAGGGCAGCCGTCCAACTTGCTGCAAGGGCGACAGCACCGGCAGAGAGGTTGTCAAGGTAGCCAATTCTGGCAGCACTGAGTGTTGAGATATTTGGAACTGTAGATAAGTTGGCGTTATTGATATTGTTCAAGTAACCAGCTCTAGCAGCAGTTAGTTCCCCAGCGCCACCGGCAGCTATGAGGGATAAGCGGTCTATGAGAAGCCCCCTGGCAGCTGTTATTTGGTCAAGGAGGGCTGCCCTGGCCGCAGTAACCTGTAATAGGCCAACTTGGTTGATGTTGTCGAGATAACCTACTCTAGCCACAGTGAGCTCACCAGCACCACCAGCAGCCAAAAGCGTTAATCTATCAATATAACCAAGGCGGGCGGCTGTGATATTGATTAGCTGAGCATTATTGATGTTGTCCAGATAACCGATTCTGGCAGCGGTAAGTGTAGACAGGTTAGGGATATTCAGCAATTGAGCATTGCCGATGTTATCTAGATAGCCTGCTCTGGCAGCGGTAACCTGAAGAAGCCCCGCCTGGTTAATATTATCAAGGTAGCCTATTCTAGCTGCGGATAAAGTAGACAGGTTAGGCACAACAAGCAGCTGGGCATTATTGATGTTGTCTAAGTAACCTGCACGAGCCGCCGTGAGCTTATCAGCCAACGAGGTTGCTCCCTGATAGCCCAGATAATTCTTTAAGAGTTGTAGCCAGTTAGTATTGCCCACTTATTCCCCTTTAAAGTTCAGATAGGCGATTATTCCCTTTCTTTCTGCTATAGCAAGAAGGAGCAGCTCTCTGTCGTTTGCGAGACTGGCTCTCTTTGCCCACTCCAATTCGACAGCTTGAAGTTGCATGGTTAATTCCTTTATTTCCGCCAGGTATTTCTCTCTATCGGTAATCGGCGTCTCAACTGGTTCTTCCCTAACCTCAGCCCCTTTTTTAGCCATTTAAATCCTCCCTAATCATATTCGTGTTGACTGATGAGAAAATCAAGAGTCGCATTATTGCTCGCATTTTTATCTCTTGCCCAGCTCCGCCATCGTTTCTCCTTTATCTCCTTAAATCTGCTCATATTCATGATAGAATACTTTAACTTTGCAGCTACCATCACCTACGCTGTCCATCATCTTTGCCCTGATTCTAGAGCCAGCTGATAGTAATTCCGTTTGTAGTGGAAAGGTAAATGACCTCTCCAAGACACTAGCTCGTGAGAAGCCTACTCTGCATATTTCCACATCGGTAGCTCCAGCATAAAACACAATTTCATATTCAGCGTTAATACTTGGCTCTGCAATATCTACCCAGTGAAGGTCAAAAACATGGTCGACAAATCCATCGGCAAGTATATCATTGCTGAAGTCACCTAAAGCCCAAGAACCAGCACCAGAGGTGACTGTTACTGCTACTGCTCCAGTGGGCGCAATCTTCTGAGGAGAGTGTATGTGCTCGTTGACTACTCTCATTAGTCTGTCCCAATTGTATTTTAGAGGATAAACCATCTATCTCCTCATACATTAGTCTTGCCATGTGAATATTGTCCATCTAAAGTATACGGACCGGCAGCACTCCCCGTGGCGCTGACTCGTATGGAATCTCCAGCTACATATGGGACACCGAACATATCCATGAGGGAGTGATACGTCCCGAAGTTGGCATTAGTAATAACAAAGGTATCCACAGCCGTTTCCACGCCATTGATAAGAGTGTAGAGTGTGATAGTAACGGTGTTAGCGGCGGTCGGATCTTCGCACTTTACCCTCAAGTCTCTCAGTATGTAACGAGTATCCGCAACGTTGAGAGTAACGATAAATGTCTCAGCAGCAACAATCTCCTCGGTGAACCCTGCGTCAGCCTGCTCGTGGAAGATACCGGTAGCTCCCTCAATATCAGCAACCAGAGCGATGACAAGTGCTGTCAGAGCAGCCACCTCAGCGGGGACGAATCTGAAGGTGACTATCTTATAGGCAACTCCGGCCGGTATAGCAGCAGCCACTCCCTTATAAGCCCCTGCGTATGTCACCTCACCGGTTACGTTATTGAAGGCCGTAATATCCTGGGAGTCCACATTAAGCGGCTGTCCAGGATAAAGAACCATCAACATACTGACAAAGCTATTTGGCCCTGCTCCTATCAAGCCAGCATCTATTATCGAAGTTCCAGCTGCTGCTCCGGCAAAGGTAGTTACCCCTTCAGCGGCTATCGTAGCCTGGAAAAGTGAAAGCCATTCATCCAATGGTGGCCTTTTACTCATTACCATTATATTACCTCACATCTGATAAGTGAATGCTGCAATGACAAAGGTAACTGGCCTTGCAGGATCCAAGTTCTCTATGAGTACCTTAAGGTTTCTGGGGTCAGATAAGTATGGTCTGGTCTGCCTAATAAAGGTCCCAGCTACAAAAGCTGGTGACCAAACATCAAAGTCCTCAGAGTCGTAACCAGCCCCATTGATGTAATAGATATCCCCGGTATTCCACACATTAGCAATTCCACCACCTAGAGCTGCGGTAACTGTGTTTATGGTATTGGCGGTGATAGGTGCAGTACTACCATCTGTGGAGTTAACTACTGTCAGGTCTTCTAAGCCATCGGGGATAGGAAAGTGGTTATTAACATCGGTAAGTACCGCTACCCCCATCCCACCTGTATGAGTACCACCAGTGCTGTCACCATAGGATGAAATCACATGAACTCTGATGCCAGCAGTAGCTATTGCATCATACATAACTTCTATGGTGAGGCATAGCTGTTTTGGGCAATCACTGAGATCCAACGCCACGCAATCATATAATCTAGTAGTAACTCCCGCCAAGATAGTCGCTTGGTCAAGTACCCCAGCAGAGCCCTTACCACCTGCTGTCTCGGTTACTGGCAGCGGGTTTAGAGCACTTATATCGGCGCCGCCACCGAAGACGGCTCTTAATACTCTTTGGAACACTGATTCTAGCACTACATCTCCCTTAACTTATCTGCATATTTTTGGAGGCGTCCTGGTACCACAGACGTAAAAACACTCATAAATGGTAAAATAAACCAGTGGTAATTGACTAATGCCTGCGCTAGCTCCCTGAAGTATTTGGCATCTGATTCCAGCCAGCCAGCTACTTTAAGCTGAATCTCCATATCGTCGCCACCTTCTAGCCAATTATAAACCCTATCGCGTTCACTGATTAAGATGAATCCCTCCCCATTGAAGTAATTAGCATCAGCCCTGATTATATCGTCGACCAGTTTACTTACTCTCAACATTCCCCCCAAGCGGATATACAATAAATAATTCTCCGCATTTCGGGCACATTATAGTCGTTGCCTCACTTGGAACATCAAACTCATGACCACACCACTTACATTTCACGGTTTTTGTTGGAGGCAGAGGCGGAGTGCCTACGGCTTCTAATATCATGTATGCTCCCACTTGACCTTCCATATTAGCCCCGCCAAGGTTAGTTACTTGAAGGTCAAAATCAAAGGAAACCGACCCTGTAGGGTCAAAAGTGGCACTTGAAAACTGAACAACCTCCGGCACATAAAATGGTGTCCCACCTGCTAGTTTTGCTAAACACAGATGGCGCCATACTCCAGGGACAGGTGGTATTCGTAGTAATAACCAAACCTCTACGTCCTGGTCACAGGCAATCCCAATAGAAATCATGGTTAATGTATAGCCTACAGGTGTTGAGTATGGTAAATCTATAGCAGTTACGCCATTAACACAATGCACCATAGCTCCTGCAGCAAGGGGGGCTTTGAACCATGAGAAGACAGAGGCGACACCGCTAAATGATACCAGGAAGGCAAGTAATGTCTGGTTATACTTGAGAGAGTATCCTGGTCTAATTTCGCCAGAAGAAAGCTCATCTGTGTAATCAGGCTTACCGATGCCTCTTACTGGAGCATTCCCTTGAACTATTCTCATACTGCTGCTCCCTCAAGCGCTATTGTCACGGTTATCGCATGCGTGAACCCACCATCAGTGTTTACCATCTCTACCCATATCTCCTCGTGGTCCTCTACTCGTTCATTGAAGGGGTACGTCGGGGTAGCATTATTGAGTGATAAGAAATTCTCATTTGGGCAAAACTGCTTAACGCCATGCCCTACTCTAACGTCCACAAGGGCATTACATCCATTCGGCCAATGCGGAGTTATAGACTTAATATACCCAGCAAATGGAGCATTCTCCGTCAGCATAGCCCGTGAGCCTACTGCTGGGGGTATCGCTAGGTTAAAGACAAATGGTATCTGCTCAATCTGTACAGGCATAACTACCCCTCCTAGGCTCTCAATTGCACTTCCTAGACTGCTGACCCTCTCAGCAAGGGCAACTATCCTAGGACCAAGAAAGTCAAGTCGGTTGTCTATCGAGGTAAACGGTTCTGGGACCCGCTCTCTCTTCGAGATACTTTTGACAAAATCCTCGTATTCTCCCATTTCCTACCCTCTATCTTATTAACAGGGGGAGAGGTACTATTTAACTCCCCCTCCCCCTAAGGGTTACTTCTTCACCAGGTTACCGTTTAAGCCTAGTCCACAGGCTCAAGATCCACAGTGACACATAATCCCGCAAGGGTACCAAGATTACCATCCACCGGGTCAAGGGCTATCCTGTCACCTACTTCGAGTATCTGGGCCCCGGTAGCAACTATTGTACCATCCTGCACGGTCTCAGCAACTCCATTACCGTCAAAACCGCCTCCGGCGTTGTCCGTTAGCAGGTTGTCTCCCGTTCCTGGTACCTCTATGCCTTGAAGTCTCTCAACTTGGATCATGCCGAGTGCATCAGCTGTTGCGGTAGTAAAGACACATCTGGCGGCAACTACCTGGCATCGCTTAGTGGCAGTGAAGAACTTGTCGTGCATCGCCGCTGTCTGGGGTTGAGCTCCATATAGTATCGCCGTAACGATTACCCGTTCAGTCTCCGCTACTGCTAACCTTGCCCTTATGGGGACCAGCTCCTCCAGCTCTATGGTTACCTGGACGTTCCTGAGAGCCGCGGGGTTTCCTGTATCCAGTAGACAGATGCGGTCTCCAGCACCCAGGGTCCTGTTGACAACGGTAATACCAGTAATGCTACCGTACTGGGGAGTTTCTGCCGCCAGCTGCATGTTAAAGGCCGCTGCAAGCAGAGCATCACCCGCTCCTGGGGCTTCAGCTGGTTCCAGCTTCTCTGCAGTAAGTGTACAGGCAGCCCCGGCAGCAACGGTATAGACTACCTCCATCCCGACAAAGATATAGCGGTTGGCTGCAGGACAGATGAAGATAACTCCGTAGTTAGCTGCCGTCCCCGCTATGGCATCTGGAAGGTGGATTGGGAGTAAAAGCCTCCGGGTTTCGTACATTGCAGTTTTATTTCTCAGTGTCATGCTATACCTCCACCAGTTCTACAGTAACACAGACTCCAACCAAAGCGACTAAGCCCACGACATTATCAATCAGGTTAAGCCTGTCCCCAACCGCCAACACCATCACTGCCCCTCCAGTTATCGCCGGAAACAGGGGAGTATTGTTTGCTGACGTTAGGAGTGTTTCTGCTGCCAGCGCGTCACCAGCTCCTGATACCTCAACTCCCTGGAGGCGCTCAAGAATCACCCCTGCTCCTGCGCTAGTGCTTAGGGTTTCGTGGGACTCAGAGACTGATAGCACCTCACATGTGCGGTCAGCAACGTAGATCTTACCCCAGTTAACGGCAGCCTGAGCCTGAGTTCCCGGAAGGATAGCCACGACACAGAAGCGCCTGGCGGCCCCATAAGTACTTCTCTTACTTCTCATGCTCTACCTCCTCGCTTATTCATTCGGCCTACCTGTTCTGCCAGACCTTGACATAGTCAACGGTCAGTAACCGGATATTGGCAGCCTTATTACGAAGAATTATCCAGGGGGTCAGGGGGTCGGCTGGGGTTATAGCGAGCAGGTGTGTGGCTAACAGAACCCCGTTTACATAGTAGTATGCGTTCCCAAGCGCATCCAATTGGACCCTGAGGACATAGAAAGTCCCACCTACAGGGAGAATCCCCAGGTCAGTAGCCGCAGGCGCTACGGTGTTTATCACGTTGACAGCGGTGAAATTGGGGAAGTTGGCGGCGCTATCAAGTGGGTCGAAACCGATTATCACTGCATCGGCGGAGACGGGAGTTGGGAGAGCAGCTCCGGTTAGGTTGTAGTCATCGAATGCCGAACCCTGTGCTTCTGTCAGGGAATCATTGAAGCCCAGCTCAATGGTACAACCGGTGGCGACATTCAGGTTTAACCTAGCTTCAATACCGCAGGCTCGGTTCGCGGTCCAGTTTAGCCCGTGTGCCAGCGTAGCCCAGTCGTCATTAACTGCAGTGGTGGTGTGGACGACAGTTCCATTTGGGGCAGCTGCAATGGCGATGGTACAACCGGCATCAACATCAACAGCCCATTCATCCTTAAGGATATCACCAAGGAAGTCGTCCTTCAGGAATTGGGTACGCTGCAGAGAGGGCTCCCAGTCACCTAATTGCCAGATTCTTGAGCCAGCAATAAAGCCTATCTTTTTTGTCATGTTTCTCCCTTTGAACTACTTCCCCCTATTCAGGAGCATTTTAACTTCAGGGTAGTTCTCCTTACTACAGGTAACATATAAGATTTATGCTACCCGAACCTTATTCACTTTACTCCGCATCCTCATACACAAGGTAAACCATGATGTTACCAGCGGCGCTGGCAATCCCATATGGCTGTGAACCTGCTGGTATGATATAGAGAGGGAGTGAATCCCCCTTCAACTCCTCTGGGTCGTTCCACATCTCGTATTGAGTCGCATGCTCTATCCAGTCAAGGATAACGTTAGCGGGAACGGCAGTCTGATGGCCGAATTGTAACTGGTTTGGTCCAGCAAATTGGTTGGCGGTTTTTATCTTGTAAACATACCGCCTCATGTTGGCTGGGACATGGGAACCGAAGGCAACACCTGCGTTAGTGATGACTCCTAGAACCGAATTCAGTCCTCTCTTATCTGGCATTAGCCGCCCTCCTGTATCACAGATTTACTGTAGGCAAGCAAGCCATCCCCAACAAGCTCCGAAAGCCAGTCTGGTATCCTCGCCGGCTCTGGGTCAATACCGCCCATAGTATGCAGACTTCCTGGCCGCCTCAACGTGAGAATATCCCTGACGAGGTCTCTGTTCTTTATGATGACGTAGGAGTACCTCATGACATCAAAGTTCAGCATAACATTGTCCATGGTATCAAGCAGAGGATTGTAGCACTGGAAGGCGGGGTAAAGCTCATGGACGGAGAAGATTTGGCTCTTCAGAGAGAACGGTCCGTCGAAGGGGCTCATCTCACCATCGACGTAGCCAACGTCACCAACTATGGTACGCTGTATGGCAACTAGGTTCATTCGGTCTTGCCTGGTGGGGTACTGGAAGAAAATCCTAGCCTTCGGCTTGTTAACCCCATAGAAGCTGTGGTAAATCCACCTCTCTTCTGGGGGCATCAAGTAACGCCGGCCACCGGCATCAGTTACCTCATCCCAGGCAGCGAGGTTACTGGTGGCCGCCAATGGGTAGTCAGCGGCCACCCCAAGAGAATATGGCTTCACATTGGAAGGTTCCCAGCCTAGGATCCTAAAACAGACCCAACCTTGAGCAAACTGGAGAGCCAAAAGGTAACCCTCTTTCAAGAATCGATTCTCGTGGCTCTCCTTCACTAGAGCTACGTCCATATGTACCTCCTCTTTTCTCTGTGTCTAACAGAGAAGGTTTATTCTAACCAGGTAAGTAACCAGCAAAGACTATAACCAGGCTGGTACTTCAGGGTTGAGTAGGCGTCCAAGCCCAACTACCAAGCCACCCAGTTTCAGGTGCTCAGCTCCCACCTCACCATTGGCAGTTACTAAGAGCTGATCCTCAGGCAACACAATCTTGGTTGGGATTGGAAATACCGGGACCCCATTTACATTGTCACCAATGAGAATGTCACTGACATCCTCGGGAATCAGGTTAACACGGCCAATCTGGAAGTGTACCTCCCGGACAAAGGGGACTGGAGCTGTCTGGCTAACCAGATGGGTGATAATAAGGCCGTGGTCCTCAGACAATGGGAAAGGTGTGGCGGCGTTAAGACCATCCAGGTAGGCTACCCAGGTCCCTATAGCAGCAAAGTTGACCAGCCAGTTGAGCCTTCGGTTTACTGCGAGAACTCCCCCTGTTTTGGTATGGACTGGTCTTATGAACCCGAAGCCAATCTCTGCATCACCCGGGTTCATGCCGCGGAACTTGCGCCCGTTAAGCTTTTCCTTGATAGCCATGACACCGGCAACGATGGTGTCAACCCGCTCCTCGAAGATTCGCCTAACCTGGCTGTCAGTGGTAGCCATTAACTTGTTGAAGTTGTCCTCAAAGATGGCTTGTTCCTCACCATCTAATGCGGCCAGGCTGAACTTCTGCCCATATAGGCTGAGTTCTCTTTTACTTAATGCAGATAGTCCTGCTATTCTCATGCTTTCCTCCCTATGTTAATATTTCTCTTTACCTTATGTTTACCTTATGACAGGATTTCCTGCCCCAGCGGCCTCTGGGTTACCATTGACGATGCTGGTACCTCCCTTACCGTGGTGACAGCACGTCCTCTCCCCGCCCTTCGGAGTGCAGGTTGTGCAGGCATCTCAGGCGGTGCCGGCAGGTCTGGAATCGCCATCGGGAAATCCGGTACAACGGGGATCTGTTCTGCGGCGTCTAGAAGCATCGTGGAAACAACCGGCGCCCCGGCAGGTAACGCTGCTTCTACTGCGGCCGGATACGCTGCTCCTTGGACTAGAATCTCTTTAATATTTGTCGCCATGTCATCCTCCCTATGATAGTATTTCTTCCCCTAGAGGTTTCAGGCTAATATCTAGTGTTGGAGTCGCTGGAGTAATCTCAACTTTGGTATTGGGATTAAGAGAGATAGGCTCCTCAATACCTCTAATAGGGCCAACTGTAGCCTCAGAGGTCTGAGAGAATCCTCTAGAGTCTAGTGGCAGCTCAGGAAGGTTAGGGTTTACTGGTAAAGCAGCAGCAATATTGACCATTAACTGAGATACCTTTGGGGCATTAAGAGGAAGATTCTTCTCGATGTTCCCCGGAACCCCAGCCTGCTTAACCAAGATATCCTTCAATGAAGGCATAATTTCACTCCCCCACCTTATCTTAGCTGTTTCTCTACCTCAGACTTAAACTTTCTCACCACCTCTCCCCCAATAGCTTGGTCGACCTGGGAGAGTACCGTATTACAAGCCCGGTCTATGTCCCCTCGGACCTTTTCAATGGTGGACTTGCCAATTTCAACATCTCTCTTAATCACACTGACAACCCCTTTGACCCCCTCGTCCATTACTCTGGCTCCACCTTCGATGGACTGAAACAGGGCTTGCCTCATTCCCTCTGCTATGTCCATCCCAACTCCTACTCCCCCCTGAGCAAACGTCTTTACTACCTCGGCTCCCGAGGCTGCTATCTTAGTGGGGTCAGGTACATCCGGTAATCTACCAAGTGGCATATTTCACCTCCACATTATTGCTATATACCTCATACTCTCATTTTACCACAAATAGAATCCCTTGTCAAGGTAGTGAAAAGATCATTTTCATTACATAATCCCACCCCCAAAAAGAGGAATGAGGGGTGGTGGAGGGAAAGGGAATGCTACCTTTGGCCTTGCCCTTACCGATGCAGCGGGGTCACCTAATAGTATAGCGTTATTATGGTTGAATTGCAGACAGCTTTTTATCAACTCATCTTCCTCGACCTCAATGTTCCTTAAGTAACCTTCAAGTTCCACATTCAACGCCTCCCCAGCTGTCTCACCATTGAGTAAAGTGTTGAGTCCCTCAACCACTGGCATCAAGCTAGTAGCTGCCATCTTATCATCCCAAGGGGTTGAGGCATAGTCAGAATCCATCACCCAAACGTAATCGTCCATATAGCCCATGAAGGCAACACAACCATTCCTCACTAAATCTGGCCCTAGCTCTACTCCACACTGGCAGGATATAAGTTTAATTACCTTGCCCTTGACTTCCTTAGGATCGTACTTCCCAACCTCAAGAAGTACATCCTCATGTTGGCCAGTAAAAGCATCCACATCGCCATGACCAGCTCCAACAATGATATCAGACTGGGGAACAGCCAGTCTAAACGGCAAACGCCGTACCAAAACAGAAAGGAGCTGAACTGGTTCCACCCTAGGAGCGATATACCTCAGGAGGAAACCAGAGGCACTTCTCGTAGCCAAGTCAAAATCCGCCATGCATAGTGTAATTGGCATTTATCTCGTCTCTCCTTTTACACTTTCACAACTTCACACCCTGAAGCTTGCCTTAGGAGACGTGAGCCTTCTATCGCCATGGCTCCACATTTGGGTTGGCGTTGCTCCTTCCCAGCTTCCTACTCCATGTACTGCTGCCAGCTCAAGCATTGACGCAGGGTCAGTAGGCAGTTTGTCAATTTTGGCTGTCCAAATAGTAACCGCACATTCCTCTGCGCCGAAGACTCCAGGATTTCCAGACTTAACATCAGCTATCATCCTTTGAACCTCCAAAGGGGCAAGAAACGGCTCTGTTCGATAAAGACCATTTGAGCCCTGAATGTATGCCATCGGGGCACTATCAAGGTACTTAGAATCATCTTGATTGAAGAGGCTAACGACAACAGTAGCTGTGCTTACAGGCATACCAGCATCATCCAGAACTTGAGCGTAAATTATCGCTGCCTCTCCTGGAGTATATTCACTTCCGAAGACCTTTATCGTTGCCATTTATTCTCCTGCATACAATAATTTTCTCCACCCTGTTCCAGCTTCTCGCTTCAGCTGGTTCCAAGCATAAGGGGTTGGTGGTTCAGAAGCATACTGTAGTTGCTTCCACTCCGCTCCTACCTCAATATCCCCATAGCCATAAAGACTAATTGCATAACCAACGACCCAGGTATACGTTGCCTCATCGCCTGGGTCTATATGTTCACCTAACACCACCCACACACCAGTACCTCCAGAGGTGTCCATCTCTATAGCACCAACAGCATAATAGCATCCGATGTAATCGCCTTCTTGTACCGCAATGGAAAGCTCGGTAAATGTTCGCTCTGCACCAGCCACTACATCACCTATAAGTTCACTATCTCGGCATTTGAGTGTATCGCCGCTCACAACATAGAAAGTCCCGACTATTAAATATGTCATATTAACGTATGGGTAGACTTTTATACTATGAATTATGCCACTAGCGTTGGCAGGATTAGCCTTGTCAACACGAGTGCCACCAGATGAATAGTAAGTCGCTCGGTCAATAGAAATTGAGCCAACATCAATGTCTGATACTGGTGGCTCCCAAGGTGTTTCAACTCGCTCCGCCACTCCCTCATTGACCACCATGATGGAGCCAACGGTAGCCTTTTTGCCAGCAGTAGTAACCTTCCAGTTCAGGATAATAAAGATATATTCGTCTGTTAAAGTAAGGTTCTGGTTGCAATTGACGGTTACAGTCCCCGTCTTTATCTCACCCGCAGTAGCAGCAAAGGAAATCGTGGCAGAAACCCCGTCTGCCGAGTTCATCTTGGTTAGTTGAGCTGTGGTTGGATTGGCATAGCTGGTGCGATAGACACGAACATTTATTGTGCCTTCATGAGCATTTGCATCTTTATTTCTGAGCTTATAGGCTATCGCCCAGTTACCTGAAGGGAATGTCTTATTGTAAATATTCTCTGAACGCCAGCCATGAGCACCATCAGCATCACCTTCAATGAAACTGGCACCGTAAGTAGCACCATTGGCGATACCAGGTACATAAGCAAAGTAATTGCCCGAACTGACCTTGCCATTTACGATGCTGGTGGCTTCATTGGCACTATCAGGAGCAACTTCGGACAATCTCCATACTTTAGTGGAGAGTTCAACACTCTCAAAGTATAGTGTTGTCATCTTTTTCTATCACCCTGAATCCACATTTCGGAGGCACTTGTCCAGGAGAATAGGGGAAGTTCTTTCGCTGGTCTAGGTCGCAGTTTCCAATCTGTATGTCTTTGTCAAACACCTTGCAGTTGGAGATGAGTGCCCCATAATCCTTGCCCGATTGCATGACCTCCCCCTTCTTAATAACTCTTAAAGCTACCCACTCAAATTCAGGGCAATGGTTGTCACAGCATCGCCCGCACTGCCGACATTCACCAGTGCGTATGTAAAGCATAAAAACCTCCTATGCTAAGTCAAACGCTATTCCGCCCTCACGAAGACAGCACTACTGCAATTGCCTACCTTAACCAGCATTATTCAGTCTCTTCTATTTTCTTTATTGGTGGCTTATCCGTTAGCTTCACAACGCCCATTACCTCTCTATACTTGGCTTCCATCAGCTCAAACCTGATAAGGTCAAGCACAAAGAGGGTATTCTGGATTGTTGCCCTTTGCTCCTGGACTACTCCGACCAAGGCGTTGTGTAGCTCCTCGCACTCCTTTGCCCGTGCTTGCTCATAGGCTCTCTCAAGGCTTGCGAATAGCTCTTCCTTCTTAGCCATATTTACTTCCTCCTGTTATGCTCCTACCCAAACATAGGCATGCTTGTCAGCAATACCAGTGTCAAAGTAGACCTGACCTTCCACTTCTGTGCCTAAGTCTGGCGGAGTATCAACTGCTTCAAGAACCAAGCCATCAGCTTGCTGCTTATTGAGGTTTACTGCTGCGGTGGGTAAACCAAGCTCATTGAGCAAAATAGCATCACCGCCAGCTAGCTTATGGTCAGCAGCATGTAGCTTAGGGACACTAACGCCCCTAGAGGCTGCATCCAAGCCCATGTAACCGCTGGCTGCATCCTTGTGAACAAGTTCCTCAAGTCCTGCTTCAGCCGCCGTCTTGTTAATCCATGTGCCTACCTCATAAGACAGAACCTCATCGTCAGCTGGTGTAGTGATAGTAACATCTGTCTGCCCAGCATCCAATGCGTGAGCACCAGCACTTTCAGCTGCCCAAGCTGGGTCAGCAGAAGCACCACCAGACTTCAGCACGTATCCGGATGCACCATGCACCAACTCAATTACAGCACCAGTTGAATCAATAAGTAGCATCCTGTAGGCTGTTCCCTTTAACTCTGTAGCCAGGTCTCCTGCTAGTAAAATCTTTGTCCAAGCCATTCTAGTCCTCCTTCCTAATTATTTTTCTCTCACCATTCGTAGGATTAACATATATTGCCTGTGTCTCAGATAGGAAAACTCGTCTATCTGTATCATCTCGTGCATAGAACACTTCCTCTACAGAATCATAGTCTATCGCAACGTCCCAAATATTGACAGGTGGAACTGCAGCTAATCTCACGACCACTAATATACCCCCCTTATCCGCACCTCCACCTCTCCTCAAAATAAAATGCTGCACTTATCATAATGTCTCCTCTTCTAATACTTCCCTACTACTCTAACCGATGCTGTATTGCCGGGGTTACACCAATAGTAAACAGCCTCAATTCTCCTGTCCGCTTTAGTGAAATCAAGTGACAGAGTCTCAGCCAGGTTAAGAGTAGCTGGCTTAGCCAGGCCGTTAATAGCTATGAATACAGAGTTTGGGCCATCATTAACTGCCGTGGCAGTTGCCCAAGGGACATTTGGGTACTGATCCAGTTCTAAACACTGAACAACATCAGTAGCACCAAAAGTCCTTGGGTCCAGCTCTCCCTCAAACTCTTCCTTCTCAAGAGACTTCCGTATTTTGGTTAGCTGCCCCAGTGTGGCAAGCTGGGTAATCGCCTGGATCACATCCGGGCGAACTATCTCCTTACCATCCTCAATGACTCTTATCTGAGGGATGGCAAGTTGCTTGCCCAGTTCACTCGGGTTGATTATGGTCTTATCCGTTTTTCACAGCCTCCCTATGTACTACGACTTTAGTAGGCAACCCCTCTGAACTCCACTCAATCTCCCAACTCTCTTCATTTTGATAGGTAGCCAAGGGGGCCTGCCGCTGGACTATATCTGTTTCTGTTTCCTCAACCCCAGTGAAAAATTGATGGGGAGTCGGAAGAGAAAGGAACCCAAGTGACTGCTGTTGAGGCCAATATATCCCTAGGAACCGAGGCAATGGAGGCCCTTCCCATGGTAACATCGGTAGTAAATCGGCTATATTGAACTGCATCATTTACCCCCAGCCACAATCCTCCTCATCAGGTCAAAGAACTCAGGATTTTTCTCCAACTCATCAGGTATGTTATCCAACGGTACCGCATTGGGATACCTCTTTGCTTTCGTACTCAAGTTCACCAAAATAGGTCTTGAGCCATGTCCACCTTCTAGCCTCTTGACTTCCTGGTATCTCCTGAAGGCTTCAGCAGCGGCTGCCCGATCACCCCGGCGTAGAGCTTCCTGATACTTTTGCCATTCCTCTTTTGAGCTAGCCAATTCTTCACTCCTCCTTCATCATCAAAGCTAAATCTGGTATCCCAGAGTAGTAAGCGCCAAAGTCAAAGACATATTTCTTTCCGTTTCTTAATTGAAATGGGAATTGATACCGGGCAATCGTCGGGGCATAGCCGTCCTCCCATGGGCCAGCTGCGGTAATAGACAGGTCATTTACGGTCTCCGGCACGAGCTCCCCCCACTCCCAGATATAATACAGTGGCTGCAGGACTGGCATATAAGGTAAAGCACCTCCGGCTCCACAGACTGCTCTCCATTGCGTCGCCCCAGCGGGAGCGTTAATAACCCTCAATTGGAATCCGGGTGTAACTATGCTCACGGTCTTGAAAGTCCTATCTACTCCGTAATCGTCGCCAAGGGTAGTGTGAGCCACCGCCCTGAAATGATACGTTGTATTGGGCTGCAGCCCAGTGAGTTTGGCTGTAAACTCCTGACCAGAATGTAAATAGATATAAGTAGTTTTAGAGCCATAGCTGGTAGTTTTACCCCACTCGAAATGGCAACGCGCCTCATCATGGCTACCAGCGCTGACAAGTCTACCATTAAGGTCGGCACTATCCCCACCAATACTGGTTGCAGGTAGGGTCTCAACGGTAGGGGCTTCGTAAGCAGCTTCCTTGAAATGAGCTGTAATTAGTCTATGCTCCGTCATGGGATAAACCGGTGCAGTTATCTTAGTCGTATCCGTCATCTCCCCTGACCACCGGTCGAAAGCATAGCCCGCATAAGGGTGGGCAGTAACATAGACAGTGGTGCCACGGGGGAATTGCCAGTTATGCTGTATTCCGCCCGAAGGTGCAGGGTCAGTAGTTACATAGCCAGACCCAGCAGGGTCAATTTTGACCTGAAGAGTCTCTAGTACCTCTTCGACGACATAATAGACGTCATCCCATTCACCCTCTTTAATGAGATCCCCAGAAACATATATCTGGACTCCGACGTCTCTCCTGTCTATGGTGCCGGCAACGGCGATGTCATAGAAGCTGTCGACCGTTGCTGTTATACCAGGAGATATGATAAAGTCTGCAGTTTTGGTAGTCAGCAGTGTGCCATGAGTCGCGTAAATACTCCCCTCATAAATTAAGACCTTGATGGTGATTGATTGTTGCTTGGTGCATTTGGAAGTCACATTAAAGATGATTTTTACCGTATCTCCAGGTTTTGCTTGAGAAGGTGATGCTGTCGGCTGGGTGAGGTCGAAATCGATTACCTCCTCTGGAGCCTTCACATAGTAGACGTCGTCCCACTCACTATCCTTTACCATCTGACCGCCGACATAGACTTCAACCTCAACATCTCGCCGGTCTATAGTACCGGCTACGGTGGTATGGGAGAAGTTGAACGTCTTAGTCTCCCCAGGAGCGATAGCCGTAGCAGGCGAAGTGTACTGTGCCAGCTTGGCACCATGACCGGGCATAAGGCTGCCCTCGTAGATAATGCACTTGACTGTGATGTTATAGGACTCAGTGGACTCTGATGTCACCGGGCACATGATTTTAATGACCGTACCCGGACTAACAGGGCTGGCCAGGCTGATTGTCGGTCTAGTTAAACTGAAACCAAGCTCTTCCTCTGGCACCTCACCGGCAACAATGAAGGTCGTCTTCTCGCTGGCTATTGGGGGGAAAGGTGGCAGCACTATGCTGTCCAAGCTGTACGTTGGCCCAAGGTAAACCGCTACTTCGAGGATAAACTCCCCCTCACGGTCGAAGCCTTTAGGGAACTTAATCTCGAAGTTACCACCAAAAACGGTAGCCCCCTCACTTATTGTGGGCCCACCAATTATTGGGATTATCTCCTCCCACCAGCTTTCGGGATAGGTGACCTTAGCTTGCACCCAGACTGGTGCTAAGAATAGTAGTCCAAATAATTCTACCTTACCTTTTACAGTGAAAGGCTCTTTCAGTCTTGGTGCTTCAGGTGTGTAGGTTATATCCTCCAGGGAGAAAAGCATATCGCCTGATATTTGAGGGAGTTTAGTCGGTTGTTGCATTTCAGTTAACCTCCCGCCTAGAACATTATCTACCTCTTCACAAAGCTATATAATAGAGCTAGACCGTTTGAAGGTATCTTCTTATCCTCCTCAATGAACCTATCTAGCTCCCCAGGAGTTAGTATTTTCCTTAATTCTGCGTAGTGCAGGTCGGATATCTGTCCAGCAAGCAAAGAGCCAACATAAGGAACAATACTGAGTACCCCACTAAGATCAGTAGCCACAGCGTGCTTAACCGCCTTCTTACGACGGTCGTCCACACTAGGCAGGCGCATTATGGGAGTTTCTATCCTCGGTAGGTTAATCCCTCCAAAAGGAGTAGGAAGTCCTCTAGCCGGAAGAATCTGCCTAATCCCTCCAAACATTATTTACCTCCTTCAAGAGCACTCAAAAAACTCTCAAGTGAGTTAGCTTTACTTAGCAACTTATTAAGGGTCTCATTATCAGGTAGCTTTTCCAACATAGGGAGGGCACTGGCCAACCTATCAAGGGTTTTTGCATCAGGGACCTTCTTCAAGAGCCTCTCCATGTTCTTGATGTTCCCATCACCTAGTAGCTTTTCTAACTGGGGGATAAAAGGGACCAGGCTATTGATAGTAGTATTCAGTTGCTGAAGAGTACTATCACTGGGAAGTTTCTCAGCTAGTTCCAGGAACTTTTTAATATTACTTGGCCCAGACTGAACCACATCTTTAAGTAAATCTTGCAGAGCGCCCATATCAGTTCACCTCTTACCTATTATATTATATCCTCTTTATTGTCCTTTGTCAAGGTTAACATATTTATAATCGTTTCGTGGATAAAGTCCTTAGTAACCAAAGGGTGATCCTTCAAGTGGCTAGGAAATGAATCTCCCAGAAGGTAAGGCTTAAAGGCAGATACCATCTTGGTAACCAGAGCTTCTATAGGAGTCTCATGGAAGCCCTCTAGTTGAATTCTGAACCTAACCATTATGAACTCACCAATCCAGTCAGCCAACTGCCTCAGAGTAGGGGGATTTGGATTGGTAAGCCAGTAAGTACCTGCCGTATGGGGCCTAGCTATCTCGTTAACAACCTGTTCCACCATAACCAAGTTAAGATAACCCTCAGGATCACCCCTTATCCTGAATACAGGTTCTACAACAGGTAACCTAAGAGTCCCCTCAACCTTGCGGCGAATGACCTCTGCTCTCCCATGTACTTTTATGAGAATTGAAATGAATTGGGAAAAATGACCTGGGTAAGGATTTTCCCTTGTCCCCATAACGATAGATGGCTTGAAGATTACAATCTTGGGTATGCCAGAGCTACTCACCATCTTATCACATTCGATCTTTGACTTTTCGTAAACATTTCTGCCATCATCCACGGTATAGGCCGTAGAACAGAAGTAAAGTTGATTTATCTCATGTTTACAACAAAAGGCTATAACGCTCTTGGTTCCAGCAACGTTAGTCTTCCAGATGTTACCATTCTTGTCCCTACCAAGATGATGGACGGCAGCCAGGTGGTAGACTCTATCTATCCCACGTGGGGCTACCTCGAGGCCAAGGTTAGGTTCAGTAATGTCTCCCACGAGTGGGATAACATTTTTAGAGGGATGTGGGGGATGCCTCGAGAGGGCATAAACTGTGTTACAGGCAGCTAACTTGGGCAGTAGGACTTTCCCGATGAACCCACTAGCGCCCGTCAATAAAATCTTCATAATTTCTTCCTTATCCCAATAGCCTTCATTGCTTCTATGTTACTAGCATCTTCATCTTACCCCTCCCCCTTGAGGATACCCTCAAGTAGGGTTACTACTCTCATTCTTTCTGCTCTACTCTCAAATGAGGTTGTCCCTACTGTACGTCCTTTATCTTCTCTAATCACCTTAATCTGCCCCCTACCAGTAGAAGACTCCTTCCAGACTATTCTCCACGGCCAGACCATCTTGCTCCCAGTAGACACAATCTCCCTTCTACGCCTCTTAGGAAGACCCTCTTCTTCCTCTCCCCTCGGGAAGAACTTCGGAGGAGTAGGAGGTCTAATAACTCTGAAGAGCCTACGCATTACTTCATCTGGGCTGGGAGGAAACTTAGGCATCGGCCACCTCCAGCCTATCAGTCTGAATCTCAAAGGGAACTAACCCCAACTTGATGGAAACTTGAAGGGGCTTCTCGTCAAAGGTTACTGACCAACAATCAGTACCGAAAGGACCAATGTGATCAGTGGCCTCTCGATAGTTCCCATCTGAACCCACATAAACTCCATATAGGAGAGGAAGAGGAAGCCCGTTACGTACTTGGAACTTAAAAGTACTTCCTTCCCAAGAATGAGCCCCATAAAAACGTAAGATTGGCTGGGGAGGGCGAGCTAAGAACTCCGCTATCTTATCCCCAATGGACCTGGGAACGTCATTCTCAATGATGTTTATTATCACTTTAGACCTCTAGTACATTCCTGACATAGTCTTATCTTCCCCATCTTGACAACCTGTTCTCCAGCTCTCAGTTCCCTTCCACATCCACTACATCTCCACTTTGAACCCCCAGGAACTGTTACTACTTTCACGGCCATCTTTTTCATAATCCCCTTTGGGATAGGGGGGAAGGGGAACCTTGTTGGTAAAAAGTCATCTTTACTTGGCATCACCAATTCCCCCTCAGTAGTTCCTTCGGCCATGTAAAGGGTGGATAACTCGCCGGCGGTAACCAAATGGTACACCAGCCTCGAGGTGAGATCCTTCCTCCAACTACTGAACAGGCGTTGGGGTCCCTCCAAAACCTACATTTCTTACACTTGTAGTCCCAGAATACAGGAGGTGGGGAGAAGGGTAGATAACCTACTTGGAGTTTAGTGAACTTCCCCTCAGTAATCGCTCTCGAGGTTATCTTATCCACCCAGGGTTGTAGGACTCCAGGCTTAAAGGTGGAATTGGCAGCTGCCTTACTAACCGAACTGACTAACATCGAAACAGCATTCATCATGTTACCACCCCCTAAATATGATCCTCCCAGGTATATGGCCAGCCCTCAAACATATACTCTTTAGGAATGGGCTCTCCGGCTATAAGACATGAAGCACTTATCTTGGACTTTTCATAAAACCTACCAACCTTAGTTACCACCCCAGGTTCCTTTCCCTTCGTCCACTCAGGCCACATTATAAAATAGCGATGGGGCAAAGGAGGACCCATGTCTGGGGGCAGGGGAGTCCAACCATATAGCTTTCCAGCCAAATTCCTTCTAAAGTCTCCCATTATTCACCTCCCTATTCTGGCTTTGCTCTTCTAAACCAGAACTGATTAACATTTCCTGCCCAGTTAATCAAGGCCCCTAGAAGTACATTGGCGCCTGCTGAAGCCAAGACGTCCACAGCTTGTAACTCCGTGCAGGCCCTGTATGTTATCCATACGCAGAAGACTGCCCACCCGACAGTTACACTCAGAACAAAGAAAGAATATGCCTGCTTGAACTTTTCGTCATTCATGTTAACTCCCCACCGCTTGCCCAATTACTAAAAGTATGGGGTAGCACGCACCGGTGACGACAAACCAAGGAGCGAACTTATCAAATGACCCCTTGAGCATGACTAACAGCCCCATGAAGATAGGTACTAGTAGGAAAGTAATTCCGGTAAGCGGATGGAATATATCCACCGTAATCAAAAATACCTGATAAGTATACATCAGGGCAAACCAAATTCCAAGATAAGCACTCAGGTCGAACTTGTATTCCCACACTTTGTAAGCTATGCTTTTAACACCTTTCTTCAAATTTGCTTCAGCATCTGGCCACTCATCTAACGCTAACCCCAAAAAGGATAATATGATTGCGATAGGGATACTGGCTATCAAGCCATCTACCCATGGAGGTGATCCACTTACTGAGAACATCCCAAGGAGTACTGATATAGGTCCAACGCCCATTCCCAGAGCTAATTCATGAGTGTAATTGAACTTGGCCTTGGAATACCAAAAAGTCACTAACATCCCAAGAAAAGCCAGCAGAATAACCCAAGGGGAAACCATAACCGACAACATAATAATAGGAATAAGTGCGATAACATACCACCCGATAGCGTTATATAGGACCTCCCTAGAGGAGACCACTCCCTGGGCTATAAGACTCTGTCCACCTGTATATGACTTCTCGGCACTGCGTTGGTCCACTTCCCCTTTATCCACCCCCGTCCACTCGTAATCGAGGTACGAGTTGAAAGAGTGGCCACCAGCCATTATGAGAAGGCCGGCTATAAGGCCCAGCCAGGGGTAGAGGGTTGATAGGTCACCTCCAGCCAGGATTACCCCCATCATGATACTGGCCCCAAAGAAAGGTATAGCAAATGGCCTAGGTAAAGTCCACAAGTGGATCTTTAGTTTATTCATGTCTTACCTCCTACTCTTTATTATATTCCTTTAGAAACTCCATGAGATAGCCCCTAGACAATTCATCTATTCCCCCCTCCACCCCGAATAATTGACCCATCTCTAGTACATCCTTAACATACTGTACTGAACCTACAACATAGGGCCTAACTACTCTCAATAAAACCGCAAATCTCATTCCCCGTCTAATGGCATCCAACTCATGCAAAACTGGAGTAGGGATTCTTGCCTCTTCTCGGTCTTGCACAAAATGGCCAAGTTCATGACATAACCTAATCCTAAGTCTAGTCAAGCTAGGAGGATTGGTCAGAGCTATATCTATGCCCCCACTCTTACCTCGACCCCATGGTCTAGCTTGATACATACTTTGGTCAGAAAAATAGGGCATGTAAGGTAAGTTCAAGTCAGGGGGTCTACCTGGGGCCCAACCTTGAGACCAACCCCTTCTGGTTTTAGGGGGGTTCCATAGGATTACCCTGACCTCCATTGGACTTCCAAAGTTATTCACCAACCCGCTGGCTTCATTAGTAGCTAGTGTCGAGAGAAAAGGGTCTATCCACGGGATACCTAATCTCTCTCTAGTTTTTCTGTCCAAAGTCCTTTTAGAGCTAAGTTGATTATACTGCTCAAAGGTAATCCTCTCAGAAAGATAATCATTCCTAAGACTTGCAGACTCATTAAGATAGGCCTTCAGTTCAGGATCCATCTTAACATCAGGGACCATCTTGGCTCTAGGCATCTACTCACCCCCTAATGCCATCTCAAGTCTTTTAACATCGTCTGGATGTTTAACATGTGCCTGTGTTCATCTTCTGCCATTGACTGCAACGTGGCAGCTATATCCGGCCTACCGATATTATAGGAATCATCAGCCAGCCGGGAGTAATCCTTGAAGGCCGTCTGTTCGTCCTCAACGTACGGAGTTAGTTTCCTGTTCAACTCCAACTCCTCGATTGGGGTACTTCTGTGTATGCCTGGAGTAAATATCCCAGACCCTCTCCCCAAGGTAAAGGGGATCTTAGGTGGGAACTCCGGTAGCTTTGGCATCATTCACCTCCTCCAAAACGTAATAAGGTTGCTCCGGCAGCTAATCCCGCTCCAAGGCTAATCACCACGATGTAATCATTAAGCTTAATATCCTCGCTCATCAATAACTTGCCGACTATACCTATAGAAGAAGAAGAGCAGTTACCATAAGTTCTTAACGCTTCTCTTGATAATGATAACTTCCCCTCAGGTAGACCAATAACATCTCGGATATTATCTAATACGGTCTTTCCTCCCGGGTGAATAACCCACCAGGAGATGTTATCAATCTCTAAACCGTTCCGCTGTAATAACCTATCAACTACAATCTTAGCTCCCAATGGAGCTACCTTAGGCACCTGACGAGACAACAAGCAACGTAGCCTTCCATCCTGCCAAAGAAAGCCCAAGTGGTGCATGTTCTCAGGGTCGAAGTAACTCTCAAAGTCGATAATATGTGGATGCCTCCAGTTGTTATCGAAGCCTACAAGGACTGATGAAGCACCATCCCCAAAGATAGCGTTAGCCCTAAGAAGCTCATAATCCCGAGTTTTATCAGGATGTGGCCCATCCTCAGGGAAATGACACACACTGCAGATTTCACAACTCACCGCCAACGAGGGTTTTTGATGGGCCACAGTATAGTCAAAAGCCCTTCTGAGAGCAGGGTATCCACCTTCACACCCATGACCTAAGACGCTGGTATAGACCACATCCGAAGCAAACTCCATTTCACCCGCAAGTCTATGGATTATACTGGGACACTCGTACCCAGTACAGGAAGCGAAGGAGATACTCCCACATGTGGAAGGAGCACGGCCATCCAGACATAACTCTATGACTTTCCTTGATAACCATATAGCCCCTTTCTTATACTCCTCCACAGCTTCCTGCCAGGAGGTTATCTCCCACATGGGGACCCAAAAATGGCGTTTTTCTATCTCAGCTCCATTAAAAATGGACCACCATCGTAAGGGGTATCCTAAGGCATCAAAAACCTCTCGTTGGGTATATGAGTTAGGTGGAACTGCAAACCCTATACTTATTACCTTAGGCAGGTTGTCCATAACACCCCCATAACCGCTAAACTCGATACTATTATTGTCCAGTTATCATCTACCCAGGTCCTTGACAACCCACTGTACTTCTCAACCAATGTGGCTACTACTGCTCCAATGGCAGCTACCCAGTAAGGTGTAAATAACGTACCAACAAGTAGGCATGTTACTAACATCCCAACACTACCCCAATTACCTTTGACCTCTCTTCCGTAGACCTTAGCTCTTATAAGGCCGGTTACCATATCACCCCAAGCCATAAAGAGAATGGGGACAATAGCAAGATGTGGATTATCTAGCCATACCCACCCAATACATAGTGATAGCGTCCCCGCGAGTGGAAACCAGATCTCGGCGAGTGCATGTTGACGTGAGGTGCCACCAACACCTCTAAAGGTGGAAGGTCTTATAAGTCTGGCCCCCAATAGCAGCAAAGTAAATCCAGCTGAGAGGATAAGAGGGTACCAGGGGGTGGAAAACAACAACACACACAAGAGGTAGCCTAGGCCCCCTACACCATGGCCCACCTTACGGGATATGTATTGAGGTACATGGTGGTCGTAGAGGATGTTACTGAGATAAAGACCTACCAGTACTGCTGCAGTTATGATAAATAGACCTGGGAGTTCGGAAATTAACATCTTCTCTCCTCTTCTTCACTCTACACTCTTCAGAAAATCCCTGTAGTCAAATTCTGGCCACTTAGCCATTTTATCCACCTCCAGGTAATAATTTCCTAGCCCAACTAATAGCCTCAAGTAGACTCCAATCCCTAATGGATTTTCTTCTCTACTTCCGACATGATCCTCACCACTGTATTCTCAAGGAGTTCGTCCAAGTAAGCAGCAAAATCTGGAGTATTGATTGGTATCTGACGTCTAATATCAGCCTCATGTCTCATGAAGTCCAATAGCTTTAATTTCAACCTATTTGATAATGGGGGTAATGTCATTACTCACCTCCAAGTTTCACATCATAACTGCTCAATATCCTCCCAACTTTCGACAACAACCTATTGAAGATACTCAGATCCCTTATTGCGTAATTCCCCACCACTTTGACATCCCCTTTGGCTCTTGCTCTTGAAAAGGCCACAGGGTTACCATTAAGTAGTTCCTGACATACATTAACGAAAGGATCCACTCCCTCAAAGACAATTACAGTCCGGGTGTTATCTAGGCTCTCGGTAGGGATCAACCTCCCACCTTTTACCTCAAAGATCTTAGTCCATTTGTTATCTCCACGAATCATTATAACACCCTTACGACCTTCACCAAGCTCAGTTTCCTCGGAAGTAACTACCTCAGGGGCAAAGCGATCTTGAACCTTGAGAATAAAATCAAAGAGGTCTTCGACCTCAGCTAACTTCTCAACGTCAGTCTTTGGCATCAGTCCTCCTTGTCCTCTTCTTCGAACTTCTCTACTTCATCATACTCTCCTGCCCATGTTTCTAGTAGAGTTCGACGTCTGTCTAGGTACGTCTCCTGAGCAATCACCATCTGCATCTCCACCTGGCTTTTACCAGCACGCTTGGCTTCTGCCACCAAGAGTGGATGCCCTATGGGGTATTTCACCTCTGTCTCTTTCAAAGCATTGCGCCATATCTCTTTTACCTCTGGTGCTGCCGTTTTAGGAGGACCATACTCTCTCTTCTGCATGGCAATCTTAGGGACTGGGGGACCCTCCCAAGGTGGCTGAGGAAGAAAGTCGCTAAGCTTTGGCACTTTTTCTCCTTCTTGCTAAAGTCAATAGAATTCGGTACGGGAGATTGGAAACCGGAGTAACCTTCAAGTAAGTAGGATCCACCTCCATCAGGTTATCTACAACTCCATCTAAGGTCGGAAATCCCATACTTGGGAGTACATGAGGAATGGAACCGAGGTAAGGAATCCCTTGAGACTCACAAAAGGCTTTTATATCCTCCTCGCCCAGATCATAGAGGTCAATCTTCTCTCCATCATGTGGACATTCTACATACACTTGGTTACCAATAAGACCCAATACCGGAACATGAAGATCTTTAAGAAGAGATACAGTTCTAAGAAGATCCGCTATGGCTGTCGTTGCCGGTTGGGTTACAAGGACTACCCCAAAGAGACCTTTAATCATCAATGCAGCATGAACGAATTTGGCAGTAGTCGGAGGAGTATCCATTATGAGGTAATCAAGAGGACCATCCACATCCCAATTTATTACCCCTGGGGTGGTTATCTCCATAATATCCTTTATGGTAGATTCCTCGTCCATAGAGACTGCTTGGTCTGAAGGGAATATAAAGGCAGAAGATACCAATGGGAAACCCTCTGGAGAAATAATTGGTTGTATAATGTCGCCCACTCCAGCATCGAGGACTAACCCGTGACGTGGGTCAATTCCAAGTTCCACATGAAGATTCGGGGCTACCCAGTCCGTATCTAAGAACCCGACTTTGAGGTTTTTGCTTTTGAGGGCTCGACCGAGAGCTACACATACTTTGGATTTCCCAACTCCACCCTTGGTAGCCATCACTGGTATCGTCCTCATAAGCCATACTCCTAATGTTATTGCTGGCGTTCTTATAGTTCCATATTATCATACTATTACCTCCCTTGTCAAGGTCTAATTCTGACTTTAGCCCTCCTTGACAAGTTACATTATATGTAGTACAATAATAGAAAGTAACCTAAGGAGGCTAACTATGTCCCCAGAAGCCCGCGTGTTCCGCCCAAGATCAGAGACTGAAGACAAAATGATAACCAGCTTACTGAAGGTTCATCACTTAGAAGGTCATATACAGAGGCCAAGTTGGACACAACTCGTTTCGTATCTTCTGAATAGGGACCTATCTGAGATACGAAACAAGCGTAAGCAGAGAGTAAAATAGCATCAGGAGGTTATTAGAATGGTAACATCTACGCAACGCTGTTATATCTGTCCGGCCCACCCTGAAAAGCCCTATTCTTCATGGAGAAAATTCAGGGGGCACTGGAGCACCCAACACAAAGGCCAGGAGTGTCCTCCACGTGAGGAATTCCTGCAGGAGGTGGAAAGAGAGGAGTTCTTAGAACAGAAGAAGGAGTTTAAGAGGGAAGGTGGATTCCCTCCTGAGGTGGAAACAACCTATGGTAAAGATATACCTAATGTTGGAGGAGGAGGAGAACTACCTGAGGACCCAGTACTAAGGCTAGCTACCATCCTAGATGTCCATGGAGTAGAGAAAGCTGCCAGAGACAACCTCCTGGCCATATTCCAACTTCATCCAGGCTACAAGGATAATCCAGTCAACCTTCATTACTTGTTAACTGCGAAGTTAGCCAGAAGATTCCACTCAAGCATCCCCATGATGATAAGTGAGTTTACTGCTCAAGAGGCCAGCTACCCCGAGGGTATCCCATTTGCGGGAATGCAACCTGGAGGTGGATATGGGTCAATGCCACCTTTTATGATGGGCGGAGGATATCAACCTTACTATCCACCTAACTATTATCCTAGACAGCCTATAGGTGGAAGAGAAATGGCAGAAGAAGAACCTAGACACAGGGCTCGTGAGTCCAATCCAGTACAGGACGCAGTAGCTCTACTGGGGACCATAATTAAGCTCAAGGATGATCTAATCCCGGATGATAGGGGAGTAGGCCAGCAGGTCCAGGAGATTTTTGAGGGCTTTAGAGCTACTGTTGAAGAAGTAACTAAGGACTCCAGAGACCAACAGGACAAGCTGCTCGAGAGAATGGAGAGGATGGAGGAGAAAAATAAGGAGAACCTCGAGTCCATCAAAGAAGAGCTTCATAGGGCTGAGACAGGAAGACTCCAAGATAGGATCACATCCCTAGAGGAATCAAAGGATGAAGAAAGGAGTGAGGGACTGGGTTCTTTGCTTAAAGAAGCAGGTGAGGGGATAGGTACCCAGGTGGATGGGCTAAGGCAAAGTGTTTCTCAAGGGATGGATAAACTCGGTACATTGGCCGAGAAGATAGTTACTGTAGAGGGGCTCCCCAGTGCCCCCATCGGGAGAGTAAAGGGAAAGACCAGCGCCTCTAGGACCATAAATGATGCTTCAGAGTTGATGAGGGCTGAAGAGGAGGTAGAGGCTCTAGCCAAGGAGCTAGAAGGGACAGTTTCTTAAGGAGGTAAGCCACAGTGGGCATAATGGACAACATTCTAAGAGAGGTAGGATTAAGTAGAACAAGGAGGACCAAGAGGAGGTCTGGCTTGCATTTCCCCCCTAGTCCTGGAGAAATTAAAGAACAAGCTGAGAAGATTATGAGTGGCTTGAGCGAGTTAAAGGAAGTACCTAAAGCCCTAATGGACAAAGCGGTAGAGGCTGAAGAGGAGTTTAGGAGTGCAGATAAGGCATTTAGGGGCACGAGGTTCAAGGGGAAGGGGAGGAGATAGAGCAGGACTCTCTCCACCGCTCTAGCTTTTCCAGTTCGTTCACAATCTCACAGTGTCTCTGGTACCTATCAGGCATCTCCTTATTTGACGCGTCGTAGATTATCTTTTTCTGTTCAAGGAGGTGGCTCCTGGCTTTCCCGTACCAACTGTTATTGTTAGAGACTCCCACTTCTCACTGCCTCACGCCACCAAGAAGGAAAGATATGTCCACTTCTAGCTACTAATTCACCAAACTGAGCATCATAGATGTAGCTTACAGACCAATCCCCAAGGCTCCGAGTAGCTCTACCAGTCATTTGGACTAACGTACGCGCTGTTCTCCTAGCATACCAAAGAGGGCCATCAGAGAAGGCATGCAACCTCCGGTTTACCTGGGGACTACCCAAGTTGGGGTAGGGGATCTTCGGTACCATTATTACCCTACAGAGATCCCCTGGAAGGTCTACCCCACGGTCCATACTGGGGGAAATAAACACGATGGGTTTATTATACCCCTTGAACCTCTCTAGGGCTTGGGCTCTGTCATCCTTATCATGCGTCATCAGTCCATGGTATTGAGGACGAAGATAGTCCATCAGGAAGTTCCTAAGGTCATAGCTTACTGCATGTATTAGGACTTTCTCCTTAGGGTATTCCTTCAAGGTTGTCTCTATTGCATCACCCAACTTAGGATATGCACTACCCTTAGTATTATGAGTCACACTTGCCACTGGGATGTAATTTACCCACCTAGACTCCGCCGGGAATGGAGAGTCGAGGGATACAGAGTCCACATCCCAGGAATGTAAACCCAACTCAATTGCCATAGCTTGTGGTCCCATTATAGTAGCGCTCATACCGAGAGACCTTTGAGTGTGCCCCCAGAGATTACTTGGAGCAAAACCTCCGATTTTTACTGGCTTAAAGACTATAGGTCCAAGGGACTTACGGTACTTATTCTCCTCTTGCTCCATTACCCAGTTGTCATTCAAGCTGCTAGAGAGGAACTCCAACCTACGGCTAGTCCTCTTTAACCTCATAAGATCTTTGAGCTTAGCTGGACTAAGACTATTAGGTGGACCTACCTTCTCTATCTCCTTGATAATTCTAAGCGCTACCTCTTTTATCCATTCCACCCAGGAATCTAATTTGGTCTTATAACGTGGAGGGCCTATGTCTAGCCTTTTCATGAGATAGGGAGTTATCGAGACCTCTATAAAGCTCATTAGGTGATCTTCAATTCGGTCACACTCATCCATTATAAGGTAACTGAGGTTACTAAAGCCGCCAACGTAATTTGCCTCAGAAAGAAATAGAGGGTAATTGAGTACGCACATCGGAGCCCTTAATGCCTTACGTTTCTGTTTCAGGTAAGGACAATCTGCCTCAAAGTCACAGTCATCTCCATGCAGATAGTCAGAGCAGATCTCAGAAGTCACCCCTCTCCCATCATCAAATAGAGCTGGAAAATGTAGACAGGGGTAGTTGTTACGGCCCTTCAGAGTGGGGACATTGAAGTCAATTTCTATCTGGTCTTGAAGTTGCTTCGTTGAGACCAGATAGACGGATCGTGGTCGGTCCATTAGGGCGTGGGAGGTCATAGCAAGAAGAGACTTACCGATGCCAGTCGGGGCTTCTACCGAATACAGAGGTTTATCTGAGACAATTATCTTCTGGGCAACCTCCAGTTGGTTTTCTCGGTAGGATGGGAACTTCTGTGCATCAAACCCAAAGTCAGCAGGGACTACCATTTTCCTCCTATCCATTTGTCTATACTATATTGTACCTACACTGTAGGTGTGTAGGTAGCCTACGTACCTACACTGTAGGTGTGTAGGTAGGATTGTTATGTAAACTTGTAGATACACACTATCCACGTCTCAACCACTTCTCGAAAAACTGTATTTCCTGAATAAACGACTCCCTCCACTTGAGCGGAACCCAAGCTGGGTCAAGTGATTGAGCCAAACCTGTGACTAAGCAAAGTATAGCAATTTTGCTCTTCGGTAACCCAATATCTTCCGCCATGTTACTAACTCTTGAAGTAAAGTTCTTGTTCCTTGCGTAGATACTGTGACTGCTTATTTCTTGTGGACCAAGCGAGAAAGGGTATACTCCTCCTCTCCTAATCCTAAATTCTCTTAGCCCGTCATCTGCAGAAAACATAATGGCTTGGTCCAATCTATTAGCAAGACCAGGATTCCTACCAACCAAATCCTCTATGATGGGGACACCTACACAAAGAGTTATTCTTTCTACATTAGCCAGGCTTCTAGGGTACATCTCAGCTACTCTCCTGATGTGGGCCATTATCGCGACAATTACTGTAGGTAGGCCCCTTACAGCTATCCTAACATCATCCTCATCATTTTCACCCCCTTGTGGACTACTACTAAATGACCACTCAAGTGAGGGTCCTCCAAATGGGGTGGCAGGCCCAGTATACGCACCGAAGGGTATTGGAAGTTCCATAACCATGTGATCACCCCTTTAACTCTTATCTTTACCATTTAGCTCAAATCTGTAAAGTAAAATTGTCTACAGGATCAGTCACCATTGACTTTCTCGAAGCGATAAAGGAGTTCATCACCGCCCCCATAGTAAACAACAGCCCGGTACTGTTCTATAAATTCCCCATAAGAAATACCAGCCTTCCTAGCCAATTTCCTTATGAAATCACGAGGCACTGATACCTCAACTGTATTAGAGGCTGGGAAAGCTCTTCTAAGTTTATACTTCTTAATTAGAGAGTCTTCTATGGGAAACTCAATTATCTTCCTATGGGATATTACCAAGTCCTTTATCCTTTCATTTAGTGTAATCATATATATTATATCACTATTGGAACCTCGTGTCAATGTAAGCCGATATACTTTATTCAGAACCTACAGAGCCCTAACTTCCACCTACCTTGACAGCGTGAATAACATGTGATAGAATGGTAATATAGAGGTAGAGGTGGATGAACTGGATAGACCTAGGACTGCCTAGTTTCTTGATCCCGGCTCCTCCGCCCTTTTTGCCAATCCCAAGAGGACTGGTGATGAAGGTAGAGGGATTAGATGAGTGGGAGGCCTATGCTTTAAGAGGCACTATGATGGAATCTCTTGGTAGTGTATACGGAGAGGACGAAGAGGAAGCGATAGAGGCTGCTGAAAACTTAGCCAGGGTAAACGGTAATGGATTTTCAGCAGTGAGGGTAACGAGAAAATGAAATTCCCATCACTGCTACCACCTGGCTTTCCTAGACCTCCATTCTCCCGAGAGGAAGATGAAGAAGAGGAGGACGATGAAGAACATACAGATGGGGACTTCAGAAGAAAGCTAAGGTCAGAGGGATTTGACCCTGAACTTGTAGAAATGGGGATTAAGGTAGCGAACAATCATTCTCGGAGTAGAGAGGATGCTCTTAGGATAGGTGAGAACTACATAAGGGGGATGGCCAAATGAGACTACCAGATCTTAAACCGCAGGACCCTTCTATGGGGCCACCACTTCCCAAGGAACTTATGCTAATATGGCCTAAGGAACTAAAGGGCCCTCCTATGTCATTATCCTACAGAGCCCAATC